TAATTTTATTTTCGACAACTTTCACATCAAGAAATTTTTCAACCCTTTTCATTTTGATATTTTGTGAACCAGTCACTTCTAATTGATATTTGTAGATCTTCATCGTGCCTCCCTCTCGCTTTTCAAAGGCGGAAAACGCCACACGGTAACAGGGAATGCACCGGGGCCTTTGGAGCATTCTATATAAATCCCATCAAGTGTCCCATGGTAGTCTGGAATATAACGGAAGTACACGTGTTCTAATTGGTTGTTGTCTCTCGGTGTGGGAAGTCCTTGGTTCTTCATGACAGAACAAAATACGTCAAACTCGACATGGCCATGCACTCCCTCATATTCTGGTTGAGAATCTTCCCAATGGACATTAAAGTACGTTCCTGTTTTAGTAGCGTTCATCGAAATACCCCAGTCGTTGTTTCAGTTGTTCTATGTTTTGCCGCATGGTGGCGTTATCCTTTTCTAGTGCATCTAACCTCTCAAGGAGACGGTCTTTGTCGCGTGTATCTATTTTTCGTATTCTATCTAAATCTGTTTCCAGGCGATCTACCCGCGTTACAGTTCTTTCTGCGGTGCGTGCCACACTAACAATCATTGCGTAATGATTTCCGCTCGTCATTTATCCTCCAGCCACTGTGCAATGGAATAGAAAAATTTGGCCAACCGATTACGTGGTGGTTTCATGGTTGGTTCATCAGGTTCAGGATTATATGTATGTCCAGATGGAAGACCAGAAACAGCAGCATTCCCACACCAACCATGTTGATCGACTGCACGTACATGATCTTCATAGGTGCTTTCACAATATGGACATTTCATTCTTTATCCTCATTTAACTTATCTATATACTTGTCTCTACCGCGTAACTCAAGTGATTTCATAATTAATTCAAACAGCAATACGGATAACGCAATTGGTGGTCCACATAAGAGCCAGAGCGGCCAACATATATCACGAGAGATACATTCTCGTATAGTATCTAGTGCGCTGTTCATCCATAATACAGAGATTGCAATAATAAAGAAAATCACTCCAGAGAAGAATAACCGACTCAACATCAAACGCACCACCCACCATGGATTGAGATGTTTCTTATGTCGGCGATGCACTGATTCATTAGATGAGTCCATTATACTCTCCTATTCTTCTTCATGATGTGGTGGCTCTCTTGGACTCACAAGACTGACCAGCGTGTTGGCTACATGTAGTGGACATCCTATCGGGACACAATTCGAGGTTTCGGTGCCATCATCGTTTTTCCTGACCTGAAATTCAGCTTTTTGTATGATCAGGAATCCCCACGTCTTTACCCGCGTATCCAACTTACAGTGGAGCATCGTGGTGCGCTCGGTAAACGGGCAGTCACCGCAATGTGTCACCTCTTGGACGTGTGTATGGCGTTCATCATGTTCGAAAAAGATTTGTTCCTTCATCACGCGCCACCCTTCTTCGCGCGGTGCGCGCGCAGGTCCCTCGCTGCCTTGTTGAGGCCTTCCAGTGCAGCGCCGCCACCCGCATACGCCAGCGCCGCATCCACCACCGCGTCCTTCAAACTATCCTCTTCTACTGTATCAGGCGTGGGCGGATCGTACAGCGTCCAACCACGTGACAACAGAGCTGCGTCGCACGCCTTCTGTGCCTCTGCTTCTGTAGGGTAGTCTCCACCTAACGGCTCACCATCAATGCCCGCCCGCCATGGAGAATTGGGCCCGCCGGTCTGACCCACCCTCACCATACACGCGCGTCCATTATAGGCGTACCGGAAAGAATCATTAAAAACGCGCCCATTCCAAACATGATTGACCCAGGGCCCCACGCTCTTCTCGGCGGCGGGTTTCTCTGCCGGGCGCTGCGCCTGATCCAGTCGTGTCTTCAATGTCGCAAGTTCCGCGCGTAGTATATGCACAAAATCACGCAGTTCGGTGATTCTCGCGTTTGCCATCACATGCTCTAACTCAGTCACCCGCTGCGCCAACGTGGGCGCCTTCGCCTTCTTCTTTATCGTCTTCATCACGGCCTCCATACGATACTAGCATTATTTTCACACCAACGCTCACCATGACACACAGGGCATACGCACCTGATTTCTGTTCCTCGTCCGGTCTGGTCACCATGCAATGGAATACGTTCTATGAGATAACCGAGACCTGAGCATTGAATGCACATTGGAACCTCAACGACAAACCAGTGGATGGCACCGATAAAGAACCCAGCGAATACGAGAAGAATTTCAATATACGTCATCATGTCTATTTTTTCTCTGCGCTTGCAACGACTTGCCTCCGGTTTTAGTTTTTTTGATTACTTCATTATCATACATGTGATCTTGTGATGAGAGACAATCTTCATGACGCAACACCCAGCCTCTTCCGTCAGGTTCGCTTGTTGCCAGTGAACCAAATATCTGACAAGAGACGCGCCCATACATATCTGTTCGGCACCAACGACAGAATTTTCCAGGTTTGCTTGCGCATGTTGACTCTCCTCCATCAAATACAATATTCAGTCTCATTTCATATCTCCTGTTGTTTCCTTTTAATCCACTCTTTAAGGCATTCTTTGCAATTAACATGTTCTACATGAACGGCGCATTGATCTTCTGGTCCCCAACCATCAAGAGTGCCACGCCCACATAAGAAGAACTTGGAATTTTTAATTTGATAATGACGTATTATTTTTTTATCTAATTCATTATTTTTAATTTCTTCCTTAGGTGGATCTTTAGGCAGTGGTTCTACGATAATTTTAGAACTTTGGTCTTCCATTATCTTAATCGTAATTTGATAATTATGAACTACTTTATTCTTTGGTTCTTTTTTCTTTCCATACATTATTTTTTCTACAATATCATGTATTAATTTAGATGTCGTCATTAGAGTATGTTTTGGATCATTTAATCCTGATGAAGAAAGAACTTGTGTTGCGAAAAAATCAATTTTCTTTAATGCTTCTTTCAATTCTGTATTTTCTTTTTCTAAAGAATCTGATTCTAATTCTGCTTTTACTTTCATGAAACTCTTACTGTATTCCAGCATTGCTTCCAGTGCATTTATAAAATCTTGTTTATGACTGAATAAAATAGATTGACCTGCAAGATAACTTATAAGACGTACGCTTCCTTCTTCAATTTTATTTTGCTCTAATCCTTTTGTTTCTAAAAACCACCATCGGTCTGTTTTAATAATCATAATGTTCTCCTTGTTATTTCCACCAATTAGACCACTTTTTGTAATCTATAGATTTTCTAGGTTTATTTCCAAGAAGTCCAAAGGCTCTTAGAGCATCTACGTGTGCTTGAACTCCATCGCAAAATCCTTTTAAATATTCTTCTTTATTGAAATCAATTCTGATACTGAACTTTAGACTACCACCGTCCCAACCAGCAATAACACCATTTTCATAATCACCCATGATATCAGGGCCATTTCTTCCATATACAGCACCAAGAGCACAAGCACACAAATAACTCTTACCATATAGATTTATAGATCCATTATAATATCCTGTACCGGGTATTCTTTTCTTTTTCTTTAATTGACTAACAACCAAACGACCTGTAATTCTGTGCTGAACAGTTTCTCTAGACATTTTATCTCCTATTATTTCTGAAGATTCAAAAAAGCTACAATTACATCACCGTGGCACTTTTTTGGTTTACAGAAACATCCTAGTGTTTTGTCTTTTAACTCTAGAATATTTTTTTTAAATTCAGGATCTTCTTCTAATCTCTTTTTAAAATAACTGGCATACTGTTTTAGAATTTGCGAACGTTGGTCTTCATTTTCTAATCTAAATGGGTTACCGAAATATCCATCACGTCCTTTTCCAGCACGCCCTATGTAAACGTCATACTTTTCTTTGTATAAATTCACTACTCTTGTTGTCATTAATATTCTCCAATTTTCTTTGTTTTAATAGAAAATTCAATCATTTTCTATTAATTTTGTGAGTTTTTCTATTGTTTTATTATTATTTTTATGACGCCACGAAAGAGTTGTTTGTAGGTCATTAATGAAGCCTTGTTGTTCTTGTAGTTTTTTAAATGCTCTAGAATTGTATATGTATAATCCTTTTTTATCATTAATAGTAACCACAATATCTTTTCCGTTATGAACTATTGTTTTTCCTGTATCAGAAAAAATAAGAATTTCCAAATAAACAAAGAATCCACTGTATGAATCTCGCAGTTCAACTTCTTTTATTATTCCATGAAGCCATATACTGTGGTTTTCTCTGATTTTTAATTTTTCTAAATCATTATTCCATAAGAAGTTTGAATTAAACATAACCATCTTATTTTTGAGTGCGCCTGCTTCTTTATAAAATTTCTCCTTTAAAGCAATGCGCGTATTAGATCCGCACTTATAAACTGTTTTTCCTGTTGAAATGATTTTATTATTATTGTGTCTATCAATAGATACAAAACCATATTTTTTATGAGGATACACATTGTATCTTTGTGTTTTATTGATAGGGTTGATAACGCATCCAAATATCGGTACATTTGAATAATCATTTTCTTTAGCCATTGTTTCCTCGTTTGTTTGAATTAATCCCTAACCAACTCTACATCCTTATGTATCCAGCATTTCACAGGACCTGAACCATCCCTTGTATCGCAAACAACCATAGGGTTACTGAAACCACCACGCGCTGTTCCTACTAAGATCTCAGCGCAAACACCATGGATACATGAGTTATCGCATTTAAGTCCATTACAATATTCTTGCCAAAAAGGAACAATTTTTAGTGGATTAGTTGGGCCATATGGGATAATATTTGGTTGAATTTGACTATTAGAATCTATGCGAAGGTTAGCATCTTTGATTTTTATGATTTCTTTTAACACATTATCTACAGAATACACTGATATAATAATACTCAATACAGAAATAATTACTGAAAGAATGATTATTTGTTTCTCTTTTATTATATGGATCATTACTTCTCCAGGTTTGTTTTTAGCGCATATTTAAAGCATAGCATATTTAATTTCTAACTATTCATTTTAAACTTCCAAGAATAATAATGATTAATGCAATTGATATGATACCAACAAATACAATATGTCTTAAAGTTAATTTGTCTTCAGGTTCTTTTGGTTCAAAAGGTTTGATAATCATTAAGCATCCTTTTCTGGATGGATGTTTAGATATTTAAGAATTGCGTCAACTCCTTTTTCTAATTTTTTAAGCCTAAAATCAGACATAATATGGAAGTATTCTCTATAATTAGGTATGCTTCTTGTAGCGCGCGCAGAGCGCACGGAACTTATAGTGACTCCAATTTTTTTGGCGATTTCTGCGTCAGGCATAAGGCCGAGTGGTTGTGTTGACCAATCAATGTATTTGGATTTATTTACACAACTTTGAATGCCCCTAGATACCCTAGCCATACGAACCGCTTCAGGAGAAACCTGCAACCTCTTGGCTAGATCTTTATCGCTCATCTGGCCAAGAGGTTGCTCATCCCATTTGATTCCTTTTGATGCAGCCATTTTATTCCTTTGTTTTTTGTAGTGAATCTAAAGCAAGACGGATGATGGACAACTTGAATGGCTTTTTGATAAGCATATCTGCACCTGCCTGTAATGCATCTATCATAAGAGATTCTTTTGCTCCAGAGATAGCAACGACAGGTATATTGTCATTTTTAAATCTATGCTTGATGACTTTAATTAATTCAACACCATCAACTTTAGGCATAGATAAATCAGTGAATATAATATCAGGCTTCACAGTTTGAAGAATATCTAGTGCTTCATATCCATCAGAAGCCAAGAATACATGATAACCAGAAAAACTTAAAACATCTCTCAATAAAAATCTTAATTTCTGATCATCTTCTATAATTAGAACAGATTTTTTATTCATAATTCACCTGTGTATTATAGTAGCATGGTTTTTGTTTCTAAAAACTCAAAACCCCTGTGCCTGAAAAAATACAGAACACAGGGGTTTTGATATTTCATAAATTTAATACGATTATAGTCCTGCGTCAGATCTTGCACCAATTTTACATTCATTTCTAGCTAGAGGAACAATATAATCTCTAGCCCATTTCGCCATTTCCGTACGTGCAGTTCCTCTTAATTTAATTCCGCCTACCCTACAGACAGCAGGTTCCTCATCAGGAATTCTGCTTTGGACTCTAATATTGACTTCAGATAATTCTAAACCAGTGAAATCACTAAATGTAAGACCTTGTCCTGCATCGGACTGTTCTTTATTTACTACAACGCAGAAGCCATCAAGTGTACCAAGCGTGACAGGCTCTCTGACGTCCGTACGGGCAACTTGGGCAATAACACCCGACCCAACAGTTAAAGCTGTTCCTGTGGCTGCTCCGAGGACGAGGGATAGAAGGACTGATCTGTTCATGTTTAGCTCCGGGTTATTGTGGGACTGAAAGTTTAAAGTGAACCAATCTATTGACTGGAACTGAACTGTCTACAACATTTCCACGAGGACCACTTGTAGGCCCTCCACTATTTCCATTCACACCTGTGATGGCATATCCAATAAAATCATCAGTTTGACATGAGGCATTAGGAGAACCTGAAAGAGTAATAGTACAATATCCAATATTGTTTGAACAAGCAATAGAAGTACAATCAATAGAGGAAATAGATGGAGGAGATGATCCACACGTGTATTCAAAACCGCGATGTGTTGAAGAAACACCTGTGATAATTGTTGTGTCTAAAGCCATAGGACAAGTTGGAACATACATAGGAACAGTAATAACATTATTGACTCTTGTAATAGATTCAGTAAGATGTGGTTGAAGAGGATGATAAGATGTTCCTGATGCCATTGCTCTTCCTGCGATTGTACCTGCTGCGCATGAAGAAGTATTTGTTAAGTGAACTCCATCAACGACATGCGTGAAACCATATTGAGGGAATACAATAATAATCTTACCAAAATTTGTAGGATTTCTGGCTGCATCCTGAACTGCGAGTGGAATAGGGCTTGTTGTTGAATGATTTGCTAAAACATTTGCGGTCCAAGAAGAAAATTGCCCTACAAACAGTGGAACAGTTGTTCCTTCAGTAATGCTTCCTGTTTTAAGACATTTTTGTTGGATATCATTCTGTAATTCAACTAGATTTGCCGTATACTGTTCTCGCGTTGTTGATAATTGATGATCACTTTCTCCATGCATCAATAGAGCGCCAACACATTGTGGTTTTCCTGTGACTCCATCAAAACTATTTCTTGATGTAAAACTTTCTATAGACCTATCTAAATACAGAAAAGCTTCTGTTCCTTTTTTAATTTCTGTATATGATCCGCCACCTTTAGATCCTGTTGCAAGATATGCTTCAAAACCAGAATTTGTATAATATTGATTTGCCATGCATGTTCTAGGACTTTCTTCAGTTGTTTCTATAAGTGAAGTCCATGGGTATGCTGCAAATGTCGGAGTTCTTACAATATATGGAGGACTAAGAGCGCCTGTGGAATCATAAGCTAATCCTGTTACTTTCTTATGATTTCTGGATTGTGTTGTTGTAATTGCAGAGACTGTTGCTGCTCCCGCAGATAATGACTGGCCTGTTACAATTATGATTTTTGTTTGAGCAGAAGCTTGATTAATGACTGTATGATAATCAGATATTATTGAAAGAAAAAACGAAATCATAAATAGCTTTAATATCTTAATCAAGATTCCTCCTGTGATTAGTTGTTGCTTATTCCAGTTTGAAGCCATAGATCATTTGCTGCATCAAAATAACGTACTGTTATGCAGTCGCCCTGAGATAAAGCGGGGGCAGCACCATCGAAAACATTTGCTACATCTGCAAAATTAACATTTGTAGCTGTAGAAGCAGGGTCAACACATATTACAATTATCGCACCTATAATTGCACTGGTTTCCTGCATTGTGATATCGCACCCTGTGGCGTCATTATTTGTGATTGTAATATTGACAGCTTGAGGATCTAAGTTTGCGGCTTGGTTGGTTCCTCCTGCATTATCAGCACATGTTACGGTTTGAGTTTGAGGAAATGCAACAGTTCCCGCACCATAGACTGCAAGATGTTCTTCTCCTGTGCCTACAATATTATCCATTACTTTTAGAACTTTTTGTGTTGCGGTCTTCTGTGAATTCTCTAAAAGACCAATAGTTTTTCCAACAGAAAACAATGTTATATTATCTGCATAATCTGCATCTGCTACACCGCTACCGTAAAATCCTACGGCTCCGATAACTGTCCCCGCAGCCATGGTACCACTGACAAATAGAGTCGTTGCTTGAGAATTTGTCCCTTGGGCATATTCCCAAATTTGAGTATTAGATGTTGCAGCAGTAGAACCTACATGCAGTGTTTCTGTTGTGCCAGTACCGAAAATTATTGTATTGTCTTCTGTAACACATAAACTTCCGGCCCCAATTCCATTACATGTCACACTGCTATCATTTCGTATTGCATTACGTAATCCTAGGGTTCCATCTCCATACAAACCCATCAGAGTATTACCTGCTAACGTAGCAGATGTTGAAGTTCCATCAACCCATCTCCATCCAATAGTTCCCGCTGCAACATCATCTGTTCTTGAGAATTGCTGTTCAGTTGATGATAATAAATATGTTTTGACTGCAAAATCTGCATCAGCGACTGCACCATTTCCATATGCTAACTGAAATGCAAAAGCGTCACCGTCTGTGTATGCTTGAAATATTGCACTTCCTGTATTTGATGTATTTTGTACTATAATTCCAACTGCGCTTGATGGACTTGATCCAGTATGAATTGTTAATAAATCAGAAATACATAAACTTCCTGCAATAAGGCCATCACAAGTAGAACTTCCATCATTTTTAATGCTGCCTCTGATATCTAAAGAACCATCTCCTTCAATTTCAAGAAGTGTTACGCCTGAAGCAACAGCGTTGTCTTTAAATGCCCATGCAGCGACTCCAGCAGCAATATCAGAAATATGAACAAACTGTAAACCGACACCCCCAACCGCTAATATACCAAGAGATGAAGCATAATCAGCATCAGATGAGCTACCAAACCATCCAACCTGTAGATTGTTTGCGAGCGTAGTAGCTCCATAAACTGAAGCTGCTAATCCTGTTGTTCCAGAGGCTCGAGCATAATAAACAGCATTCGCACTTGAAATCATCATAGTGTCATCAACAAAACATAAGCCACCTGTAGTAGAACTTCCATCACACGCAGCAACTCCACCATTGATAATAGGTCCGCGAATGTCAGTAGTTGTCACACCAGAATCACCAATTTTAAATGTAGTTGTAGCTGCTCCAGTTGCTAAAAAATTGACATATCCTGCTATTGTTCCAGTTGTATTATAAGCTCCAAACCATACACCATTTGAACCGAGAGTCGTACTTGCTGCTGTTTGGATGTATCCAGATCCAAATGACGTATTATTGCGTTGTGGAGCACCTGCGGAATTAAGATAAATGTTTGTTCCAAAAATTAATGATGAAAATACTGAACTAGCATTATAATGCTGGACAGAACTACATGTTTCTGGTGCTGAATTATTACTTGCTTCGCAAAGAACTAATTGAGTATCTTCATCTGTTGGACGAATACGTAGTGTTCCTGTTCCTGAAGCATTATCTCCGGTCATAACAACAGGGCCTCTAAAGGTGTTCGGTCCTGTTGTTCCATAAGTGTCAATATTATTCAAAACAGAAAGTGTTCCATCTCCATCTAGATTCATAATAGAAACTGCTGTGGCAGCAGCATTATCTAGCCAGTTCCACCCTATAGTAGAAACGCCTAGATCAGCGTCATGCATAAAGGCAATTTGAGATGAAGAGTAAGAAACCATATAAAGTCTACTTTGAAAATCAGCATCAGAGAACGTTGAACCACCGTAACCAAAACTTCCTCTTAATGCTACTGCTCCTGTTACATCGTAAATATTTATAGCTGAATTACTTGCTGTTCCATTATAATTAATCTGAATTTGCCCTGTGCCTGTTGCTGATGGCCATATTCTCAAATATGTATTTCCTGCACTACTAACCATCATAACATCATTAATACAAAATTCTCCACCTGTACCTGCAACACCATTACAGATTTGAGTATCTGTGTTTTTTAGAGCTTCTCCAAATATATCAATTGATGTTCCTGCTGTATTGACTAATTTAGGAAAATCAACAGCACCTGTTCCTGCCATACAGAATGTTAAATTTTCATTTGTCCCGGCAGAGTAATCACACGCTGGACCACCAAGACCATCAGTTGATACAATTGTAGATGTTACAGTTCCGCCTGTAAAAGTAGATGATCCTGATCCTGTTCTTGGAGTGTAACCATAAGGTTGTGCGATAGAAATAATAGGAGCCAATAAAAACACCAACAACGAAATTATATTTTTCATACTTCTCCTTTTGGTTGAATAATTAACTTCTAGATCTTAGATCTCAATTATCACTGATTCCGGTCTGTACCCATAGATCGTTGGCTGCATCAAAGTAGCGAGCAGTGAAGCAATCTCCCTGAGATAAAGCAGGTGCGTTTCCGTTAAATACATTTGCCACGTCTGCGAAATTAACATTGGTTGCAGTAGATGCAGGATCAATACATACAATTATGACTGCACCAATAATCGCGCTTGTTTCTTGTAATGTTATGTCGCATCCTGTGGCGTCATTATTCAGGATGGTGATGGTATGTGCTTGTGGGTCGAGGTTTGCAGTTTGATTAGTGCCACCTGCATTATCAGCACATGTTATGGTTTGTGTTGATGGGTACGCAACAGTTCCGCCACCATACACTACGACATGATTTGTTCCTTCTAGGGTTCCTGATACTGTCGTGTTGTCTGTAATTTTCACAACAGGACTTGTAACACCAACATCCTGTGTATTCCCTAGGCGTAGAGGGGTAGATGCAACATTGGTTAGATACCAAAAATGCCCTGCGAAATCTGCATCTGTATAGCCAGTGTTTCCATATCCGAAACTACCGGCAGCAGTTCCGCTGTTGTTAAGAACTTGAACATAAGCTATTCCTGACGCCGAAGTGCTCTGCATTCTATATACAAGATCAGTTGATGAATATTGCATAACCAAATCTTCATTAATACATAAAGTTCCTGCCCACAGACCATTGCATGTTGTGGCGCCTCCATTAAGAATAGGACCACGGAAATCTACAGTGGTGGTTCCGGAGGTTCCAAATGTAAAAGTTCCGGCTGTTGTCCCTGTAACGCTATAATCTGAATATGTAGCTAAAGTTCCGCTGGTATTATACAGACCTAATACTGTCGTATTTGATCCTAGAGTAGATGAAGCGCGTGATTGTATATATGCAGATCCAAATGCAGTATTATTGCGCTGAACTGCGCCAGCAGAATCAAGATACATATTAGAAGCAAATATCATTGTTGATGCTGATGCACTAATGTTTTGATGTTGTAAGGTAGAACATACTTCAGTTGTTGCATTGTTGCTGGCTTCACATAAAACAATTTGAGTATCTTCATCAGAAGGACGGATACGCAAGGTGCCTACGCCAGCACTATTGTCTCCTGTCATAACAACCACACCCGCATCATTAATTGAAAACACTGCTGTTCCGTTGTCACGTGCTTCAAAAATTTTCGACGTTGTGGCGCCGTTGTCAGCGATCAGGGCTGCCGACGTCAGCGTCGGTGTGGTGGCGACAAGCCCGAAATACCCCGCCACATGAACAGGGGTTGAGCCTGTGTTGAGCGCAGCAGACAACACGCCGATGTTGGACGCAGAGTTCTTTGCCGTCGTGGACTTCGCCAGCACCGCCACGTTGACGTTGCCGTTGACCGCAACGGACGCCCTGCCTACGTTCAAGCCCACCGTGGTTCCGTAGGCGTACGACATGGAACCCACATTTCCCAGAGGTCCGGCAGTCCCCGTCGCGAGGCGCATATCGTTGGCTACGCCAGTGACCGAAAGATCGGAAACAATCCCGTAGATGAACGCTGAAGCGTCGGTAGACGTACCGCTCATAGCTGATTGTATACCAAGACGGTGCGCACTTGCGCCTGTGCCTGCCGTGGAAAGCGTGTACCGCAATCCGGCTCGGGAGTTATTGTCGGAGCCTAGTGCGCCGGTCCAGAATACGTGATAGCCGGACGATCCAGTTACCCCTGACAAGTGCAACTGCGCTGTTGGTGTGATCACACCGATGCCGACGTCACCCTGAACGGCCAATCCATTCGTCGGAGAGCCCACGGTGTCCGCGTACGTAGCCCCGATTGCCACGCTGCCCGCGACACCCAACCGGCTCTGGGAATTGGCTGTTCCGATGCCAACTTTATTGTCGGAGGCGAGGTGCAGGGAGTTCGCGCCTGAGTTCACAAATGAAAGCACGTTTGAACCAGGGCGCCAAATACCAGTTGTGGAGTCTGCCGGACCCGCGTTGGGCCCGAAAGTGAGCACGGGGGCGCCAATAGCCCCGGTGCTGTATATCTGAACAACACCAGTCTCCATCACGCGGAAACGGTCAACCCCTGCATTTCTCCCACGGAAGATGGGGATCCCGGCTCCTGCTCCAACGTCAGCAACAACAGCACCACTGGCCCACGTCGGGGCTGACACCCCGTAGTCACCAATCCCAAAGAAGCCTCCGACCTGAACGCCTCCCCCAACACTCGACAGCGCAACGCCAGCCACGCCAACATGGGTGTTGGCAAATGTAGATGATGACCTCCCAAACACCCCGACGTTCGTGCTGGTTACCGCACCACCAAGTGCATTTCCAACCACCGCGAATGCATGGCCCGTGTACGCACCGTTGGATTCACTGTAAGCGCCAAGAGTTCCTTGGATGTCCCCCCAGGCACTCACAGCCGTGGCGGTGGTCGCAGACGCGTTGACGGCGTGCATTGCCGACGACCTACCCGCACCCGTGTATCCGGCAGCAAGTGACGCCGCGAGGACATACTGACCACCTGTGTTGGCACCAGCGCCGGTACCCTCAAAGAAGTTCATATATTGATCTGTGGCACTGTTGAGGCCTGTCGCCTTGGTGTAGAGCCCGTACTCACCGACCACCGCACTCATTGTCCCAAGCTGAAACTCGACGCGCCCAGTGCTGGCCCCCGTATTAGCAAGGCGAAAGTGAGCACGCTCGCTCCCGCCGACTGCAATAGCTAATTGATCAGATGCTGGAGTCCAAATACCAGAATTAGTGTCGTTGGTTCTTATTGAAGGAAGACTTACAGTTCCATTGACACCGACAACCATACCGTCAGTGGTATTAACTCTAAAATCATCTAGTGATGTTATTTCAGCATAACCAGTGAGTGATCCGTTTCCTTGAATTTGAACAATTTCTCCTGTTAATCCTAGTGTTGCATAATTTCCTGCAACATCATAAGATAAAATATTTCCAGGAAGAATTGTTGTTGCTGGACCAAAACTGTAATCGGTGCCACCTACTTGAAAAGTAGTATTGGTTGGATCCCAAAAGGCGGTTGCTGCTCCGGATCCAAATATGGCTTTTCCTGTTCCATTAACTCTGAATTTTGTACTAGGGATATTATCAGTTGTATTTGTTCCACCTTGCGGTGTTGGAGTGTTGAACAAAATATCTGATGTACCAGTACCAGTTGATCTTCCAGATGCAATAGTTATATTGCCGCCATTTGCATCTGTGTCTCCATTGGTTGCGCCGCTTCCGCTGATGACAAGAGGAATACCAGCACCGCCACCTGTTTTTCTTGCGACATAAACATCAACTTGTGTTGCTGTGTTATCTATAAAACCTAAAGTGTCACTATTGATATTAATCTCACCACCGGCCTGCGTGTTTAGAGATATAATACCTGATCCACCTGTGGTCGTAATTGTCAGATCTGTATTTCCTGAATTTAAATTTAATCCGGCTCCTGTAATTGTTAAAGACACATCAGAAGTCATTGAATCAGCATCAATAGTCATAGTATCCATAAAATCTGATGTTAAGACTATTTGTTCTGCATTTAAGGTATTCCATCTTAGAATAGATGTTCCTAAAGATAGAGTACTATCTGCTCCAGGATTAAGACTTGAATTTACAGAAGTAGATATTAGATTTGATAATGCAGTATTGGCGCCACTTCCCGCGCCGCCGCCTGAAGGACCAGTATATCCATAAGGCTGTGCTAAAGATATTGCCGGAATGAATAAAAACATAATAATTTTAATTATGTTTGAAATTTTCATTTCTTGCTCCTGGGTTAAAGAAATTAACCCAAATAATATATTATCTTAATCTATTCAACAAGACTATTCAAGATCACTAATAAGTTCTTTAAGTTGTTTTTTGACTTTATTGTAATTCCTATTTTTTGTATATTCTTCACTGATAAGAAGAATGTATGATATAATTCTGTTTTTGTTTGTAACTCTACTTAGATTATCAAAAAACAAAATTTCAGAACAATCATTCAAAATATTCGGCCTAATACCAAATCCAATATTTTCAAAATCATGCGTTACGTATGTGAGAAAAGAAAGAGAATGTTTAAGAAAATTAACAGTGAGTGGACCATACCTATTATTATCAATTGGATCAATAATATAAAACTCACTGTTTGGATCAGTGCGTGAATCCATAAGAATATTTTCTCGATTTCTATTCTTTGTTTCAAATACATAGATGACGCTCATTGTAGTCTCCATTCAGAATAAATTACGACATAAGGCATTTATGCCCCTTTTGTTTACACAATAGGCTTGTTTTTGTTTTTTAGTTCAGTATAACCAAATTTTGAAAATATTTTTTTAAATCTTTTCGGCCTATTTCCTAGATAAACCATACATGTTTGAACTGTAGAAGATTTTGTTTTAATTCCTTGTAGATCAAAATTAACCCTACCTTTGAAGTAGCAAATCGCATCATACTTCTTAAAAACCTGCTGTTGCCACCTTCCTGTTCCAGTTCTAACAGGCAATAGTATTAATATTTCTTTTCCTTTTTTTTCTTTAATACATTTCATAACAAATTTATCTTGTAATAGTGCTGGAGAAAAAGGCGGATTACAATAAATGGTTTTTGCGAAAGACCACCTTAAAGAGAAGGTTTGTTCTCCGTTTTCTTCAAACCAATAGGTGAGTGCAGGTATAAGGGAATACTTGTTAGAGCATGGGTCTAAATCAATCTCACCAAGGACCTCCAGGATCGCCTTAGACAAGTGTAAAGGCGTACACCAGTGTTGTGTCTTGCTAGAGGTTAATGCGCGAATCGAGTTCGATCTATGGCTATCCAAACTTGTAGCCCTTTTTCTTACAGCTTGGACAAATAAATATTAAGACTCTGCAGACTTTATCCTCGTATGATAGCCATTTATTTATCTTAGATACTCTAATAACCTCATTAAGCGAAGTTTTAATAATACTTCTCGTCACACACACAGTGCATGTTGCTGAGAATATATTTTGAACTGATTTTCTAGACATGGCTACCTCTTTGTTTTACTTATGGAAAATTACATTTTTTTTCTTTAAAGCTATGAGTTCACTGAATGAATCCTTGAATAGCATAGAATGAAATCTTAATTCCTTTAATTTAAAGGCAAGTAATTTGTGGTCATTTTTATCTTCTATGTCAGGTGGAATCTTTAAATCAGGTATAATTTTAGATAATTTTTTGAAAATATAAATCATACCTTCATCTCTTACAATGTATCTTGAGTACCTATCTGGTTTTATTCTTTGTTTCTTTGCGTTTTCAATTATAGAACTCAATTTAGGCCCAAATTCCTTAACTATTCTGAATGCTGTTTCTTCGCTTATACCTTTTACTCCAGGGTATTCGTCTGTCGAGTCTCCTCCGATTGCTAAAACATTAGGATAAAATTTTGGATTTATTTTATGTTCTTCATAAAAAGATTCATATGTTACAATTTTAGATTTATGATAATTTCTGTTCGTTATATTAATATATTGTTCTACTATATCTTTTTTCAACAGTTGATTAAAATCATGATCGTTTGAAGCAATCATTATCTTGTAATCCGGAAGAGAATGTACGATACTTCCAATTACATCATCTGCTTCTTCTTTCATATCTTGTATTTGTTGCACGCCTATAAGATTAATAAGATTTTTTGTTTCTTCAAATTCATTTATGAAATTATGAACTGGCGTATCAGGTGAGAGTTCCAATAATTTAGCTAGTTCTTTTCTTTCTTTTTCTCTTTTCTCCATTCTCTTACGTTTATATCCAGCGTACAACTTTTTTCTTCGTTGTGATGATCCATCCCACACAATGATGATGCGATCTGGATTAAATTCTTTATTCATCGTGACTAGACTATTGAGTACTCCGTATTGCATGCCTGTAAAATGTGTTTTATCATTTTCTTTTATAGAAAGATCTTTATGAGAGAAAAAGTTTCTATAAGCTAATCCGTTTCCTTCTATTAGAAGAAGATTCTTCATTGTTTCCTTTAAGTGTTTGGTTTGGGTTACCTTACCTTATGCCACTAGCTAAAAACAATCATTAGGTACAGGAGATAAGAAATTGAAAAAGAAACTAAAGAAGAAAAGAGTTAAAAAATTAGATGGTTTTACTGAAGAAGAATTAGGAATGATAAATAAAAAGAATGATAAAATTGTTCCTGTTTCTGGAAATAAAGAATTAACACGAGTAGAAATAACAAATCTTAAAAACAAATTTGAATCAGATAGAAAACCTATTAAGCATCAGCAAAGAATTATGGCGAAGTATATTGCTGCCGGAACACCAATAAATGAAGTTGCTGAGAAACTTGGTGTTTCTGTTGCTAGATGTAGAAAATGGCTTTTGAAGCCTCAGGTTGAAGAATACTTGGAAAAGTGTATTAGTAGTTTTGTTGATATGGATAATAAGAAAAGAAAAAACAAGATAGAGTTTATTTATAGTCAAGTTTATGAAGCAATGATTGATAAATTAGCTGACGGATCACTTCAGGCATTAAGTGTTAAGTCACTGATGAGAATGGCTTTAGATTTAAATAGAACAATGAGGGAAGAATCTCCTCCACAAGTTGCGAATAAGAATGTTAATCATAATCATAAAATCAGTGCAGAGATAATTACTCAATTGTCGGAAAGATATAAGGTTGCGAACAGTGTTGGTTTTATAGAAAATCAAAAAGAAAAAATAATTGATATTATCCCACCTGTGGTTGCACCACCTAAAGAATTAAAGGAGCCAGAAAATGATAAGCAGAGGGAAGAAGAATCAGGCGTCGACGATGGTTGATGATGCTGTATCTAAGAATACATTAGATCAGGAACAACCAAAAGATTTCATTGATGAAGAAAAAAGTTTAAATACTGTAGAAGATAATAAAGGAAAAGATGCTCCTGTTGTTTTAACCAAACAACTAGAAGAAAATTTAAATTCAAATAAGAAAATATTTGAAAAACCAAAAGAAAAAGAATCAGGTAGTGATTTAGGTGGATTATCAGGTAATGATGGCCAGCAACAAAGATATAATCATTTTATGGATAATAAGCAGGGAGAAGTTTCTAAGTATTTCTGGTCAGGCAGAAAATAAGGAGATTTATGACTTCTGTTTTTGCAAAAGAATTGCTAAAAACATTGAAGATATCTAAGAATAATTATATCCCACCTAAGAAAACTAAAAAGAAAAAGAACCATAAATTCAAAAAGAAAACAAAAATATATAATCCTTCTCCATTGGTTATTGTTAAGAAAGATGGGCCTGAAATACTTGGAGAAGAAAAATTTAAGAATTGGCTTGCTACTGTTCCAGGATTCTTAGAAGGCTTAACAAAGACATACGATAAGCCAACTAAATTATATGATTATCAAGTTGCTCATATGAATAATACATCTAAATTCAGAGCAGCCAATAAATCAAGACAGATAGGTTTTTCTTTTTCTATAGCAGGTGAATCTTTTAGTAAATCTCAATTATGTGATATAAATTCATCTGTTATTATTTCATACAACAAGGATGAAGCGAGTGAAAAAATTCTTGTTGTTCAAGCATTGTATGAGAGTTTACCTTTAGAATATCAAAAGAAAAGAATAACAGATAATAAACAGTCTCAGGTATTTAAGAATCAAAAAGGGCAAATAACAAGAGTTATATCTACAGCACAAAGACCACCCCGTGGTAAGGGCTTCAATACAGATGTTTATTTTGATGAATTTGCATTCTGGACTTGGCCTGACAAGATCTTCACCGCTGCTGTTCCAGTTATCACGCGCGGTACAGGATCAATAACTATAGCTTCTACTCCTCTTGGTGCTAGAGGTAAATTCCATGATGTACTTACAGATATTAAGAAATTTCCACAATTTAGTAGACAATTTATACCATGGTGGCATTGTCCTGATTTATGTCTAAATATATTTGATGCATTTAAATATGCATCTAAGTTATCAACAATAGATAGAGTAAATAGATTTGGAAATGAAAAATTAAAGGTTATTTTTGAAACTTTATCTCTTGATGAATTTCAGCAAGAGTATGAGTTGGCTTTCATAGATGAGAATGTTTCTTATTTCCCTATAGATTTAATTAACAAATGTGTTTTCTCAACTGACATAGATGATTTTAGTTTTGACGAAATGCAAGATGCTAAGAAGAGCAGTGTGGTCATTGAGAATCAGTCTAAGAGTGAAATACAAGTTAAACATACGAAATTAAATTTCTTTGTGTGTGATTCACTAGAAAAATTCTTTTATAAAATTAGAACAGGTGAGATAACTCCTAATCTTATCGCCGGATTCGATGTAGGACGCAAAAAAGATAAGTCTGAGCTAACTGTACTTGAGGAAATAGAAATAAACGAATCCACGACCATTCAGATTGTTAGATTCGTAAAGCAGTTTGATAGAGTAAAGTTCAATGAACAGAAAACTTTTTTAAGAGCGATTCTTGAAAATCTGCCTGTTAGAAGATTAGCTATTGATGCAACAGGCTTAGGTATGAATTTAGCAGAAGACCTACATGAAGAATTTAAAGATAGAGTTCACCAAGTAGATATGACATTAGATTGGAAAGCAAGGGCTGCACAGATTCTAAGAATAAGATTTGAGAATATGCTAATAGCTATTCCAGATGAAGAAGATTTAAAAAGACAGATAGGTAGTATTAAAAAGAAAGTTTCTGATACTGGAAGTGTAAGGTACGACTCAGATAAAAACAAAGACCACCATGGTGATAAACTGTGGTCTTTGGCTTTAGCAAGTACAATGAGTCTTGTTGATGTTACTTCTAAGATTCCATTGTCTGAAGATTATGTTGGAGCAAAAAGACTTAATTATTCAACTGGTAAATCTTTGACAACTATAAATAAAGAATTAATTGTTTCTACAGAAGGAGTCGTGTATAATCAGAAAATATCTGATTTAAACGGAAGTTTTATTTCTATACCTCCTCCTATTCAAGGACTGCTTGATCCAGGAGGATATATTAGTGGGAGTGACTCATGGTCAACAGGATCCCTTATGCAGATAAGGAGAAAGTAAAAAAACTCCCAGAAGAAGCTAAGGCGATTCTGGGAATGATTAAAGATAAAGTCAAGCCTAATGCATACAAAGAAATAGAAAATTCTTTTGTTGGAATAAATGAATTTTCTAATGAAAAATTAAAAGAAAACTCAAGTGATACTCCTAATACTAAGGTTGGATTAAGTTATGGAGGGCAACTTGATGATTTTGGTCAAACCATTGTTCAAAATATAGGAGTATATAGTCCAAACAATATTCCTTATGATATTTTAGAAAAAATGTCTAAGGATCCAACTATTGCTTTGGGATTAAGTGTTATTGAATATACTCCCGCTGGATTAAATTGGAGAATTGAATGTGATGATGAGAAACAAAGATTAGTTTATACTAAAATCATTAAAAATATTTATAGAGATACCATTATTTCCCTAGCAAAGGGCGTTCGGTACGGATGTGCTATTGGTCAAAAGGTATGGGATTATAAAGAATTAAATCTTAAGACCAAAAGCAAAAAAGGAAAGAGTATTAAAGTTAATGAATCTTTTTATGTTTATGATAAAATAAAATTTGTTCATCCCAAAACGATACGCATGCATTTAGATAAAGATCAGAATATTATTGGCGTATCTCAGAATTTCTTACATAAAGAAAATGTAACTGTTCCACAAGTTAAGACAAAAGATTTAGTTATATATTCTCATAACATGGAGTTTGGAAATTATTTTGGTAATGCAAGATTGAATAATGCTTATCCTCCATGGTACTGGTCGATGGTGATCACTCAATTTATGTTGAAGTATGTTGAGAGATCAGGCCAACCTCTAATGCTGTTGCGTGCGCCTGCGGGAACAAGAACTGACCATAATGGAAATAAAGTAGATAACATAACACACGCACTCAAGATTGGTCAGGCAGCAATTTCAAATTCTATTGTTGTATTACCAAAAGAAATTTCAAAAGATGGCAGCCATGATCTTTGGGATTTTAAGTATGTCTCTGATGAAAGTAGAGGAGACTTCTTTATCAATTTGCTTAACTTCTTCGACACTAGAAAGTTAAGAGCCATATTTGTTCCAGACAAGTTGGGATTAGCTTCTGATGGGTCGAGTCACAGTGCTTCAGGTGCATCCGCAGGTGATACACTTGATGTATTTATGATGACGGAACAAGCATTGATAAATGATATTGAATGCGTGTTCGATGAACAGATTATTAAGCCAATACAGATATATAATTTTCCAAAAAATAAAATTCGTGATGCAAATCTTAAAATAGAAAAACTTGATTTCAATAGGAAACTTCTTTTGAAGGAAATTTTCTTAAGACTTATTATGATGTCTGCTGGAGCAATAAGGGACGGCAATAAGCCTAAGACTATTCCTTCTCTAAAGAAGTTGTCTGAAATGCTTGATGTTCCGATTGAAGAATTTGAAGAAATGTTTGAAAAAATACCAATTCCTTCTCCACTTGGTAAGGTAGGTGTGCCTCCTACTGCTGTTAAGAAAAAGGAAGCACAAGATGCTAATAATCAAAATAGAGGTACTCAGAGAAAAATAAGAATGCCTAAAGAAAGATCAGTAAAAGAAAAAAGACAATAACATAGGAGAATAATATGACTACTGCAACAATTAAATTTGATAAAGCTGATATTCAAAATAAGACACGTTTTGATTTTCAATTACCTGAAAAATTAGAATTAAAATTTTCTCAATACGCAGATGATGAATCTAAAGAAAAAAATAAAGAAGAAATGCCTGAAGAATGTTGTATTGAATTCGACATGCTAAGAACCGGAAATTTTATGCGGTCTTCTTGGTTTGGCGAATATATGATTAAAGTAACAGAAGAAATGATGGATAGTTTTATTAAGAATTTTAATGATAAAGTTGTTCCAACTGGCGTGCCTTTAGATGTGAATCACAACAGAGAGGATGCTTTTGGTTGGCTTAAATCTATTCGTAAAGAAACAAGAAAAGTAAAAGGTAAAGAACAAGTATATATGATTGGTAATTGGAGTTTGAATAAAAAAGGACAGAAAGTCATTAAAGAAGAAATTTATAAATTCTTTAGTGTTGAATTTAGAGATAATTATGCAGACCATGAAGTCTTAGAAACTACTAAAGATTCTTATGGTAATGATATACCTCTTGGATCAAGAACAACTTATGGTCCAACATTATTAGGTGGTGCTTTAACGAATAGACCATTCATTCCTAATCTTAATTCCATTCCAACTCAATTTAGTGAAAATCTTAATGAAAATGAAAAAAATAACACTGGATATATTTTTGAATATCATGAATTCTCTGGCAAACCAGAACCGATAGTGGTATCTTCTGTAAAGAAAATCACTGAGAAAAATCCAAAAGAGAATATTAATTTATTTAGCTTGAAGGATTTTTCTTTATTCTCAACAAAGGAGAAAGAAATGAAATTCTCAGCTAGCCAGAAGATAATTAGTTTTATGGAGACTCAATTATCTGCAATTCCAAATAAAGAATCTGATGATTACAAGGAAGCCCTGAAGGCTTTGAATGATGCTAAGGCAGAATTCTCTCAGGCATCTTCTGAACTTGATAATAGTGCAAAGACTTTTAATGAACTTAGTGAAGCAAATAAGAAACTGTCCGAAACTGTTAAGGACATGTCCACTAAGGTTGTTTCTTTTGAAAGCAAGATGCAGGCAACTGAAGCAGAACTTTCCCTGCAACGTGAACGTACCCGTCAGTCTGAAATTAAGTCATACTGCACTGATTTGTCTACTAAGGGTTTCCCTAAGCCAACCATTGATAAGGTCAATGAGATTCTTTTAAGTGACACTGATAATAAGGAAGTTATTAAGTTCTCCAATGAGAAGGGTGAAAAGACTGGCGCATCTCTGCGTGATGTCATTAGCTCCGTACTTAATACCATTCCTACTGATTTTAAGGTTGCTGTTCCTAGCAATGATACAAAGGTTCTTGAATTTAATATTGGCACTAAAAAAATTCAGGATCCTGCTAAGGAAACTGAAATGCAGCAATTTATGGCAGACAATGAAGATGCTTTGAAGGCAGGACAAAAGAAGGCTGCCACTAGATACAAGAATGCTGCCAAGTCCCTGGATTTGTCTAGTCCTCCAGCTGATCCTATTCCTGCTCGTAAGTGATTTGAAAATATAAATTCTTTGTTAATCAAACCTAAAGGAGACACAAGAAATGACAACTGAAAAGCGTGAAGGTTATAAGAATTTCTCTGGTACTAAATTATCCTTTGAGGGTTTGGCCTCAAACGATTATACTATGATTCCAATTTCTGTTGATGCTGCTGCCAGAGATGTAAGTAATCCTGATGGCTCCACCACCATTCGCCCCTATATGGCGATGGGTTGGGATTCTTCTTCTGGTCGTTACAAGCCCTTCAACAGCGCACTTCATTCTGACACTACCGTGGTTATTCTTGCAGAAGAACTCCGCGATATGGACAGTGTGACTAGTTTTGCGAACGCCACTGCTTTCCTCAAGGGCACTTTCAAGAGTGGCGTCATTATTGAGCCGACCGCAGTGACTTGGGCTGATGTGCAGCGTCTTACCATTCGCGACAATGCCTGATTAAATCTTTTATGAATACAAATAATGACGATCACCTAACATAGAGAGGATTCAACAAACATGCTGCTTAACCTAGCAAGTCATCCATTACTTCAGACTTCTAATATTGTTAAGGTTGTGAAGGAGATTGAAATTCCCCAATCTGATTTTATTTTGGGGAGTGAAGTTCCTGTTCGCGAAATTCAAGAACACCGTATTGCGGTAGATGTTCGTAAGGGTGCGGGCGGTATGACTCAAGCAGCGGCTTCCGGTGCTGAGTCCCCAACCGTTTCTTTTTACGGTGCGTCACAGTATGAATTTGAGCCTGCCGAATGGCGTGAAAAGGCGATCCTTGGCCAAAAGGATCTCTATCATTTGCGCAAGCTAGGCACCAAGCAAGAAGTTCAAAGTGCCCAAGAAATTATTACCAATCATTTAAGTGATCTTATGATGCGCCTGAACACTCGTCTCGAGTGGGCACGTTGGCAGGCACTTCGCGGTCGTTTGACTGCCTCAGGTAAGGATATTCAATTTGATGTTGATTATAAGATTCCTGCTGACATGCAGCCTGCTCTGACTGGTGCAGATCTTTGGACTGCCAGCACATCCGATCCTATGGATGATATTCTTGAATGGAATGAGAAGTACCGTGATCTTATGGCTTCACCTTCAGGTTATTGGTTTAATGCCAGAACTCTACGTATCATTATGCAGAGCTCTAAGATTCGCACTCTGCGCGATGCTTTGTTTACCGGCCAAGCAAACCTTGGTAATCTGACTCCAGGCAATCTACAGGCGATCTTTAACGCCTATGCCGGTGTGCCATATACTTCATTTGATGGCGGATATTACGAGGTCACTGACCTTGCTTCTCCTGTTGCTGCTTCTGCAACCACACTGACTGTACGTGATGCAAGTCAGTTTGCCGCAAATGATCTATTGACCATTATCCACCGCGATGGTGATGTGGTTGGCCGTGAGCGTCTGACTGTTGATTCAGTCAACACCACCACCAACGTCATTACTGTTGATGCTCCTGGTGTGGTGCGTTCTGCTGGTTTCCCTGCTGGTTCTACCATCCGCACAAAGAAGTATTTCATTCCAGATGGTACCTTTATTATCAAGGGTCAGCTTCCTGCATCCATTGAAGGTGGTCCAAATTGGGCAGAAATTATTTCTACTCTGCATCCTTATGGTCCAGGCGGTATTCTGTCTCCTGAAGCTGGTATCTTTGCGAAGCCAGTTATTCATGAAGACAGCGATCCACCCCGTGTGGAATTGATTGTTGGTATTAAGGGCCTGCCTGTTGTGTACCACAGAGACGTGAACGTGATTGCTTCTGTCTACACTCCGTGATTTTAGAAGTTAAACCTTAAAAAGCTGGAGATAAAACAATATGTCTCAAATCGTAACTTTAGCCAGATGTGAAATTAGAGGATTACATATTAAGAAGGTTGGTACTTTTGATGTTGGTGCTGTTTGGACAATTGACTCTATTCCTGAAGCATTAATTAAGAAGGCCCAAGCTAAAGAAATAGCATTAAATCCACAAGGGAAGAAAAGCCGTCTTGTATCTTTTATGACTCCCCATGGCGCATGGATAGGAATCGAAGACGCTTATATTCCTAAGTTTGGCATTGGTAAGCCTCCTATTGATGCTGAAGTTTATGAGTCATCCAAGAAAACTAGAAGTAAGTCTTCTGAAACCGCAGATGAGACTCAGGCAGAAGAGGAAGTGACTGAGGAAACTGCTGTTAAGAAAAAGAAGAAAAAGGTTGCCGAGGAAGAAGAAGTTGTAGAAGAGGCAGCAGAAGAATCTGAAGAAGAGAAGGAAGAAGAAACTGAAGAAGAGACTGAAGAATCTAAACCCTCAAGAAAGAAGAAGCGCTCTAAGCGCTCTGAGTAATGAGTGTAGGAGAAGTAAGAGAAACCTTAAACCGGCGTACAGCAAATATTGAAGTAATGCAGAAACAAGAATATGAGTCGCTATATAAAACAAAAGACATTTATATAGCGGCTTTTTTCTTGGCTAGAGGAATGAATTGGACCGGTTTAGAGGAGTATATCACTACTAAAACTACCGTCAAAGCAGGAAAGAATTATGATAGAAAGAACAATTTAATATATTTTCTTTTTCCAAACAAATCTGAGTGCTCTAGATTAGCTCTACACTATCACAATAGTAATAGAGTTAATTTAAATGTGAATGCAAACAGCTTTGTCTCTTCTATTCTTAATGTTCGCAGCATCATTACGGACCCACCTTTTTAACGGAGAGGAACCGGATGAAGCAGCTTTTATTAGCGATTCCGGGTCACCTTGGTAAAGATGTGGGAGCCACTGCCACGCTTGACAGCGATGGTAATGGCTCTCCGTCTTTTGTGACCAAAATGCAGGAAGAAAGGTGGATTAATCTCCAGCAAGCGATCGGTTTCTGTTTGGCTTGGGGATTAAGTGATCTCTCTTCTGAATTAGAAGTAAGGCTTGTTGTTCCTAAGAATATTGGTTTTAAGATGTTTGGTGATGGAATTATAAAAATTCATGAAGTAGATACTGAAGTATTTACATTACAACAGAGAGTCGATTTAGTTAATTCTCTAGATGCTGATGTTATAGAGTTTCATAATAACGCTGCTCCGTTTGTAGCAAGTGGGTTTGAGGCACTGGTCTATTCGAGATACGCAGAATCGTTCCTGATTGCAAAACAAATAACGGAGTCGGTAGCAACTAGGCTTAAAGCAAAAACACGCTCTATAACGACGATCTACGATGAAGACTTAAATAAGTTCACAGGAAGAAAAATATTTCTATTAGAGAAGACAAAGAATAATGCCATCATTACTGAGGGTGGCTTTATGACTAATAAAGGCGACTTAGAGAATATAGATTTAGATCTAGATGGATTTAATGAACAATTAGGTGCATCTATTTGGTTGGGGTATCAAAAATATATTCTTAACAAAAAAGCAAAGGAGAACAAATGATTACACAACTATTAACTTTCATTATTATTTCTCAAGCTCCAATTTCTATTGCAGAACCGGGCGAACATCAGATTCCAGAATTTGCAAAGATGTTAGCTCAGGCAGCATTAAATAAGAATTGGTTGGTGGTTGCTGGTATTGCTTTGATGTTTGTGGTTCTTATTTTTAAGAAAATTATTCTTCCTAGATTAGCACAAGAAGAAAGATATAAGCCTTTTATTCCTCTTGTGACATTTGCGATCAGTATTATTTTAGGCGTAGCAACTTGGATTCTTAATCCTACTATGAATCCTGTAGATATTATGGGTGCTGTTTTTGGAGCAGCAACAATCGCTTCAGGCTCATGGGAAACAATGTTAAAGCCTTTCATTAAAGTGTTTGTTAATATCAAGATGAAGGCACAAGACACAATAGAAAAGCCAAAGAGCTGAGGTAAATATGTCTACTTATAATAGAGCCGGTTATGTCTTTGGTGCAAATCCCGCAACAGAATTTATTTTTTCTCCTTCAACAAAAGTAGCTGTGGATGGGAAACAAAGAATTAGAGCAAATTCTGTAGCTATTAAGAATGGTGATTCTGCTTCAACACTTCAGTTTTCTTTTGATAATACAAGCTATACAAGATTAACGCTTGGTGAGGCATTTGGATTAAATATTTTAACTGATAGAGTTTATTTAAAGACCAGTGATTCTTCTTGTTTTTATCAATTAACTGCCGCACTTCAAGGCGGAATCGAAAAATTATAATACGGCAATGACCCTCATCATTGCCGATACATAGGAGCGATGATGATCGAAGATTCTCTTTTTGAAAAATTTGAAAAGAATCCTTTAATCGCTATTATTATATTATTGATTGGCTCTAATGCGTTTTTCTTTAAACTTTATCTTTCTAGAACCAACGAATATATAAAGAATTTAAAGCAAGGTAATGAAATTGCTGAGCAACTGAATAAAATCCTCATGAGGCTTCGCATAAAGTCAGATATAAAACAACTTGAAGATATAAGCAAAGGAGATCAAACTAGCCATGGCGACGGCCCCAAAGATAGAGGGAAAATCAATGAATGATTATAATGGAATACTTAAAAGCAAGATGGATCGAATATCTCATATATTACATGGTGGAAAAATTGAAGAAATGGCAAAGAAAAATATGTTGGTTTTGACAAATGATGATGGTTCAGAAGAAGAGCTAGAATATTCTGAGGGAGATGATGGGTAATGCCATTAATCAACACTTATACAACTCTAGATGATGTCAGAAGAGTTTTAAGATCAACATCTCCTGGAGGCAGAATAAGATTTTCTGAATCATACAATACACTTAAAAGACATACAGACAATACTGGAACCATAGCACTTGATTCTGTCGGTATCCATAGTGCATATGCAGATATTGTTATGTATCACATTCAATTTGCAGCAGATGAAACGACTTTTACAATGTATAAATTTGATGATGAAAAACAAACGAATCTACCGCTCGGTACTGGAATTAAGCAGAATGACTTTACGTCAAACAATGGTTTCTTTGCTATCCAGCCTAGTGCGTGGTCAGGTGTGGCTGTCGGTGGTGATACAATAGAGTTTATGACAGATTCACATATGTCTTTATGGGATGCCTCTAGATATATACAAGATGCAGAATTTTTTGTTGATACGATTCTAGAAAAGAACATAAGATTTAATTCTGTTTCTGAATCACAATTAAGGTTTCCTTTAGATTCAACATCTGTTATTCCAAAATCAATCGCTTTGGCTTGTTCTAGAATTTCTGCATACATGATTCATAAGTCTATTTATTTAGAGACAATGCAGGACAAGGACGATCCAAAAACTAGAAACATGTATTCGTGGTTAAAAGAAGGATTAGAATATATTTCTTCTTACGTTGATAAATGGAATAATGCACTATCAACAAGCGCTCCTGTTATTGGTATGATGGGAACCAATGAAGTTCTTGATGTGAATAACAGCAATAGTTTCGTATTTAAGGGTTCTGCATTTAATCTATATATACCCATTAATGAGAGCTCTATTTTCGGAGATAATCAGCTTGAGAATAAGTCATATAATTATTTGAACTCAAGAGATTATCTTAATTCTGTTGTCTCTGATATCTCTTTAGTATGTGAATGAAATATGGCTAGAGATCCATCTGTAAAAATATTATTAGATGTTATCGCAACCATGCTAGAAGAGATATCTAAATATAATATAGATGAAACGACAGGTAAGGCAAAGAAACTAAAGATTAACTCACTAGATGAGAAATTTTGGTCTTTTATAAGAAAAAAAATATCATCATTGTTGGTTTCGAATTATAATAATGTAAGAATAAGAAATAAGCCTGAATATTATGAATGGAAGAGAAGAGCTCGAGAGCGCGGTCTTGAGGTTCAAGTTACAAACAGCGGGGATAAAGCACCTATTCAATATATTCGTCCTGCATTAAGAACTGGTACTTTACGTAATCGTCTAAGAGAAGTTCAATTAAGAAATAAAAGGCCAATTAGAAAAGCAAATGGTAAATCTATTGAGTATACTGTTTCTATAGGTGATTTATACAAAAATTATGGATCACGTATGAGGGATTTAATTTTAAACGAAACAGGGCAGGATATTCTTCTGCTTACACAGTCACAACAGGATGAAATACTTGAATTTGTCTTAGACGCTTACTTGAGGAGTTAATTATGACTGATCCAGAATTAGCTTCTACAGAAAGATTAAAGAATTTAATTAAATTAACAGGAGATATCGATGTTGATGTTGTACTTAATCTCAAAGAATTACTTAGAAGAGAATTAAGATACGATGAAGATTTTAAATTAGAAAAGGTTGCAGAAATTTATGATACAGATACAGAAGCCATTCCAAGTTTTCCTGCGATATGTATTGAAATAACATCAGCACAAACCCAACAAAGAACAATAGGAAAAGAAAGAGCAACATTTCTCAGGACTGTAGAATTGGATATTAAATTCTATGGTGCTGATGTGAATGATAAGAATGCAACCCGTATTGTTAGGTTGGGTGGAAGCCGGATTAGTTCTGTCATCTCAAGGAATGCTGATTTAAATGGATATTGCAGGATGGGTTTAAGATTAGGGGCTGTTACTTATCCGGATGTTGTCTTTGGCACTAAAATTATTCGTGCTGCTGTAATTCCGGTCATAGCTCCTATTATGTATAGAGATCGTAGTGCTGGTCCTGGCGCCAGACCATAATCAAAGCACTACTTCATAAAAAACAAATGAAAATTTATAACCCTAGGGGTTTTAAAAATGACGACTACATGCACAACGCGAATTGCCACTGGTTCGCGCGCACAAGTTTCTTTTGGTGAAGAAAGATGTTACGGTGTTGCTGTTCCTCCTACTAAGAGAATTGATTTCGTTAGCGAATCTATTGCGAACTCCATTGGAGCATTACAGTCTCAGGTTCTTGAACCGAACCGTGCAGTCAAGGGTTTGGTTCGTGGAACTTCAGACGTTGGTGGCGATATCAACTTTGAACAAAACTCCACTGGTTTCGGAACTCTTTATAAGCATGCATTAGGTAATGTTATTACTCTTCTAGCAACTGACGGCGGTGTCAGAGCACAAATTGCCGTAGATGCAACTGCTAACTCTACCTCACTGACGTTAAGAGCTAATAACGTCAGCCCTTCATGGCCAACCGCTGGTTATGGAACTCTTGTTACCCGTGATTCCGGTAACAACCTTGTTTCTGATGTGTTCCGTTGGACTGGCAAGACAGACGGCACTGCATTGACTGGCGTGACCAGTTTTGGCACCGCTGCTATTGAAGGAGATAGAGTATTCCTTACTGACTCTACAACCTATACCAGTGTCTATACTCACTACTTTGAAGCTGGTCGTACATTACCAACTGGTTTGACTTTTGAAGTTGGTCGTGACGTTGTATTCTTTACATACACTGGATGCAAAATCAATCAGCTGACTGAGAATTTTAATGCAGGCGAAATTCTTGGTGGTACATTCAGTGTGATTGGTCGTGCAGAAGCTTCCGGCGCAGATTCTCAAGCAGCAATTGCCGCCGGTGACTCTACAGTGACTCTTAGAACTTCAACTTTCATTCTTCAAGATGGTACAGGTATTGTTGGTTTCCGTCAAAGAACTTCAGCGGGCGCAATGCTTGGAAGCCTTACATACTATCTGCAAATTGAAGGTGAAAATGATATTACTTATACTGGTATCACTATTAATGCTAACGGAAGTGCTGTGTTGTTTGGTATTCCTACTTCAAGCACAGGTTCTATCACTAGAGCTCACGCTGCAAACGTTCCTGTTGCGCCACAAAGCACTGCCGCAGAAAGCACTCTCACTCCTCCTACTACTGAATCTCTGACTTCATTCCAAGCAGGTATGTATCTCAATAACGTATTCATTGAGGTTCTTTCTGCTTCTTATACTTTGAACAACAACTTGTTCACTGATAAGTTCCAGCTTGGTGATAAGTTTAGAGCTCAGTTGCCAGAGCAAAGACGTGAAGTAACTGGCACGATGAGTGTTGAATTTGATGATCTGGTTCTTTATCGTAAGTTTGTGAACTCTGAAGGCGTTGAATTGGAAATTCGTACTGTTGATGACGGTGTGCTAGGCCAGATTGGTTCAACTGGCGTATACCGTCAGAAGCATATGATTTTCCCAAGAGTGAAGTACACAGGAACCACTCCTGTTGTTGGTGGCCCTGAAGTTATTACTCTTGATATGCCTTTCCAGGCCATCTACGATGTTGATGATGATGAGCCTGAATTGATTATGATTATTGTGAACTCTGTTGAGCGTGATCCATACGGAGTTTGATTTAATCTAATCATGTAAAAACGGAGCCCCACCCCTGATGAATTGTCAGAGGTGGGGCTTTCGTGTATAATGTGAATTAATGGACTTATTGCAGAAAATTTACCTCAATTCAATGATGTGTATTTGGTATATCATACAAGCACCAATGATTATTTTGTGTTTAATATTATTGATTGTTAGCTTTAGTATTCAGGCATTCTATTATAGAAATTTTAGTTTTGATAAAACAGGGAATTTAGTTCCGCATAGATTTATATTGTTTATCTTGAAGATAGATAAGATATGCATTAAAGAAGTTACAGAGAACCTCCCAAAAAGCTTCCTGGATTGGATGATCCATCCAGAAGAAAAACAAACAAAGGATAATATCATGAAAGCCATTAATTCTAAGACCCCGCATGAATTTGTGACCAAGGCCGAGAAGAAGCTTCCACCAGAGAAGCAGACCTCATTTAAGGTGCGTTTTCTCACAGCCTCTCAGCAGGCCGAGATTCGCGATACGCTTTATAACGTGAGTGGCCTAGGCAAGGCGCGCAAGGAGCGCATTCAGACGGGAACCGCAGACCTTCAGACCCTCAAGTACGGGTTGGTTGGATGGTCTAACTTCCTGGATGACAACGGCAGCCCCGTTAATTTTGATTTAGGCAAGATTGACGACATGATTGACATGATTCCTCCAGAGGCAAGAAGTGAAATTGCCAGTCATGTCCGTGGTGAGTCTGAGGTGACTGAGGGGGAATAATTAAACTGCGGGGTGTTGTAAGGTTTAGGCAGTTCCTGTCTGACGTAGAGGAACCTGAGAGAGAAAAGTGGGATTGTCAGGTTTGCGTTCAGAAGCAACTTTACGTCAGCAGGAACTGCCCCATTGGTTACACGTTCCAAGATACGTTAACCAAAGAAGAAACCCCGCAGTATAATCCTGCCTCAGCTAGAAATAAATACGCATTCAACGTTCCTCAAAAAAATGATGCTGCGAGTAGCAGTCAGTCTATTCAAGAAGCTCCTAAACCGAAGTTTGTTATTCGGCACGGAGATTTTGAATTTACTGAGTGCCCTGTTCCGTTTATAAATGAGGAAATATCCACAAAAGAAGATAGGTTTGCTAATTTTCTTCTCGATATGGTGAATTGGTCAGAAGATACAGGCCAGCTTCCTGTCGATGGTGGACTTTTAGAGCAATCAAATGTTTTCTTTATGGGTAGAAAGATTATTCTTTCTGAGAAAAACAAAATAGAAGCAGAAAAACATAAAGAACAAAATAGAAAAAATAATCAAAATAAAACAAATCAGAGAAAGCCAAGAGTAGGAAAATAAAGGAGTATCATGGCTATCGAAAAAGAACTTAAACTTATATTTTCTTTCATTAAAAATAATTCAAAGTATGAAATTCCTCAAATCACAAAAGATTTAGAAAATTTTAGAAAAGTTGTAGAAAGCCTAGATAAGTATATGAATATTAAGTTTACAGTCAGGGTAGACGGCATTAAGGATGTCGTTGAATTGAAGAACGCTATTGTTTCTCTGAATAAATCCCTGCCTGCTGTTTCGAACAATATTGCTAAATTTTCTAATTCTCTTAAGGCCATCAACAGTATTGATTCATCTAAAGCAATTCAATTACAGGATACGATTAATAAATTATCAACAGTTCTTTCTAAATTTAGCATTGGACAAATAAAAGTAGATGCTGATCAACTAGCAAAAGTATTTGAAAAATTAGCAGATACTACAGTTAAGAATATTGCTCCTATGCGAGATTTTGAAAACGCAATAGGTAGATTGTCTACAAAAGTTCAACAATCTATTTCAAGTATTAAAGGACTTAATCAAGTATTTCAATTACTGCAGAGCCTATCTTCCAATGTAGCTTCAGCAACTGCTGGAGTGAAAACACCTGTCTTTAAATCCAAAGAAAGTGAAATTGGAGCACTGGTTCAGCAATACAATAAACTCACTTCTACTCTTGATAGAACAAGTGTTTCTATTGAGAAGTTTAACAATTTAAAAAATAAGAATGTTGATGCAGGTACAAGCAAGCAAACATCAAAAGACATTAAAGATTTTAAGGGCGCCTATGATAATCTAGGTGGAGTACTCGGTAGATTACAGGAAGAATATAAGCTCTTAAATTCACAACAAGATGCCGCTTCACAAAAACTTGCTAAGTCTTTGCTTCCAGCATTAAATGCAGCCGGGGCTCAGACTCAGAAGTATTCTGATACTTTAGGCAAAGCAGAGAAGGCATCTGTAGCTTTACAGAATCAAGAGCGTAAGCTCAGAGATTCTTATAATGAACAATTTCAAACACTTGGTGGTGTCCTTAAGAGACAAGTTGAATTCTTAACCGGCGCTGGAATTTTAGCTGCTGTCGGAACAACAATACGTTCTGGTTTTCAGGTTGCATTTCAAACATTGAATCAAGTACAAACCATTCTTACTGTTTCTCGTTCTAATTTCTTATCTACAGCACAAACAGCAGAATTACTTGCTGATACAATGGATGATGCTGCAAGAAGAACCGGATCTGCTGTTGCAGAAATTGGAACAGTACTGAAAGAATTAGGATCTGCCGGTCTTTCGACTGAGCAATCTATTGCTGCATTAGATTCAACAATGAATAACATTATAGGAACGAACTCAAGCGTGGTTGAAACAACACGGCTTGTTGCATCTACCTATAATATTCTTGGAGATTCTGTTACAGGTACAGGAAATCAAATTGCAAACTTTACTCGCATCAACGATGTATTTTCTAGAGCGACTCTTGAGTCTTCTCTCGAATTAGATCAATTGGTACAAGCATTAAAGTTCTCTCTTCCTGCTTCTAAGGAAGCTGGTTTATCTCTTGAAGAGTTAACTGCGATTTTAGGTCAATTGGCAGATCAAGGTTTGCGCGGTGGTAACGCGGGTCGCGCAGTGAGAGCGGTATTGCAGCAATTATCAAAGGATGCTCCGCTTATTGCAAAGGCACTTGATATTGAAATTGACCTAAGTAAGCCTCTTGATTTGTTGACTATTATTCAGCAATATGGTGAACAGATTAAAGGCCAGGAATTAACTGTTGAACAATTAGGCACCGTATTCGAGAGATTCGGATTACGTGGTGCCGACGTGTTCCTTTTGTTAGCTCAGAACACAGATAAATTAAATAAGAAAATTGAAGACTTAAATCAGAATGCTGCCGGGTCAGCAGGGTTGGCAGCATCTCTTAAACTTGACTCTCCAGAAAGACAATTTGCAATTTTCACTGAGAATGTTTCAAGATTATCAAGAGAAATTTTAAAACCACTTATAGAAGTATTTATTTCTTTAATTAAGACCATTAATAGTGTTGCAGAGAAAATTTCACTTCTTGCGAATAATGATTTAGCAATTTTTGGAGCAAGAGCACTAACTGCGACATTAGCTATTAAATCTTTAGGTGGAGCATTAGAATTTATTGGTGGTCGCCAGATTGGCGCTTCAATCCTTTCTGTTGCTACTGGCACTGGTAGCCTAGCCAAGGGTGCTCAACTTGCGTCTACAGCCTTTACCGCTGTTTCAGGAGTACTCGGAAAGGCACTACCGATTATAGGTTTAGTTGGAGCAGCCATCACTGCTGCTTCTTTGGCTTTTGGTCTTTTTGCAGGAAATAATAAGATAACGATAAGAGAAATTGAAAAGCAAATAGAAAAGCAAAGTGAAGTTATTCGTCAATCACAAAAGTTAAGCGAATCATATAAGACCTTATCTGTTGATATTGTAAAATTAAGCAAAGAGTATGAAAATGGAAATATTACTTTAGAAGAATACAAGAATAAGTTAAATGCTTTTTCTCAATTAGGTCCTGAAGTTGCAGAAATTATTTTTAGGTTTGGAGAAAATGCTTCCGTTGCAGCAGAAAAAATTAAAGAATTGTCTGATGCTCAAGAAAGATTAAATGAAATACAAAGAAAGCAGCTTATAGGTCAACAAACAGAAAAATTTAAAGCTCAAGCACTAGAAGCAGAAGAATTAATAGGAACTTATAGAAAATTAAATTCTGAAATTAATAATATACAACAAAAACTTGAATTACAGATAAAATTTCCAGATATCTCAAATGTTTCTGCAGATTCTCTTAAAGAAGAATTAAATGCAGTCACAGAACAAAGAAAAAAGTCTTTTGATGAAGTTGTTAAATTAATCAATGATATAGTTGCTTATTCTGTAACGACTACAGATAAGATCGCATCAGAACAAGCGAGAGGTATTGCTACTAGACTTAAGAGATTAATTGATCCTTCTGAGTTTACAGGATTAGGCACAGAAGCAAATAAAATAAAAGATATAGTTGAAGATCTAGAAGATAAAATTTCAGGATTTAATGTTAAAAAATTATCATTTGATATTGATCAATTAAAGAATAACTTAACAAACGCAACCAGAGGTCTTGAAGGCTTCAGGAATGCTTTGTTATTTAAGAATGAAACATTTGTTCCTATTGAAGAAATAGAAGAATTAACTCAGAAAATTAAAGATCTTCCTGAAATTGTAAAGAAACAACAAATTGGTCAGAAATTTATTAATGAACTAAATTTTAAAGGACTTGCTCAGGAATTTGCAGAAAGATTTAATGAAGCAGGGCTTAGATCATTTAAGCTAGATGGTCTTAAATCTGCATTGAATGAGGCAATTGATTCTGATTCAAACAAACAACAGATAGATGCAATTTCTGCATATGTTGAACAAGTTGCCAATAATCAAATCAAAGGTATAGAAAAGGTAAAACAAGAAAATATTAAAGCTGGAAAATCTAAAATTGTTATTGAAGAACAATATGCAAAAGCAATCGCATTAACTGAAGCAGGACGCACCAAGGCTCTTACTGTTATCGCTGCATTAGAAGCCATACCTTCGCGCCAAAGAGATGTTCAATTAAAGGCGGCAGTTCTACAAGGAGAACAAGATTTAATCAATACAGAAAGAGTGAAGCTGTATAATGCTGCACTAACTGAAGCTTCAACAATAAGAAGAGATATTATCAAGCAGGATAAATTTGAAGTTAGAATTTCTAAAGAGCAATTAAGGCTTGTTCAAGAAGAGAATAAAAGTGTTGAACAATTAATTAAAGACCTTGGTTTGACTCCAGAGTTACAGAAAAGAATATTTGAAAATCTTCAAACAGAAATTGTTGCTCGTAAGAAGGTAAGAGATTCAACAGAAAAGTTAAAGAAAGATTTATTTGATATAAAGAATAATTTAACCAAGGCGACTTTAGAATTAAGAGTACAGCAAAGAATTGGTGCATCTACTATTGATCAAGAAAATCAAAGAAGATTATTATTGCTTGAAGAATTAAATATTATAGAACAAAGAAGAGCAGATGATATAAATAGAGATATTCTTTTAGCTGAAGAGCTTAAGATAAGAAAAGAATTAAATGAAATTAGTAGAAATGAACTAATCGCTTATCAACAGATTCAGGGTGCTGCTTTTGAGTTACAGAACGAATTACTTGAAGTAAATTCAGAGCATTCAGAAACACAAAAAGTATTATCTAAAGTAAAGAACAGTTACAAAAATATTCTATTTCTGCAGAGAGATATTGAGAATGCAACAAAACTTGGTGGAGATGCAGAAAAAGATATTTTGAATAAAAGAATAAGCCAGGTTAAAGAATTCCTTAATATTCAAAATGCATATAAAGAAATTACAGAATTACAGAAAAAAGAAGTATCAAATGCAGAAAAATTATTAGATATAAGATTAAAGATTAATAAGGCACAACAGGATTTGACAAACGAATTGTCATCTAGGGCGGAAGCTCCATTAAGAAAGTTGTTAGAGAATTTCTTTCAAAGCAATGATTTCTCAACAACCCAGGCGTTTGTTAGATCTATTGGTGGCGGTTATGAAGAGATTGCTTTTTATGCTGGAGATGTCAATGCTAAGGTTGATAGATTTATAGAAGAATTGCGTCGCGGCAATGTTGAACTAAAAGAATATCCTAAATCAATAAGAGATCTTGCTGGTGTGTTTGAAGGTGCAAATAAAGAAATAAGAGAATTAAGAAAGCAGCAGAATGATTTAAATCAAACAAAATTTACAATTCTAGAAAAAGAATTTGCCAGAGCTCTTGATAGAGGTGGTCAAGAGGGTTTTGATCGTGCCACAAGTATTATAGATCAATTGGTTTCAAGTTTTACAATTATTAATGAGCAGACCGGCGGCATTGATGCAGGAAGAACTGCGGGGAATCTAGCAGTAATTCAGGCATTGCAAGCGAGAATTGAAGAGATTAATACACAGAAAAAAGCCAATCCTCTTCAAGGATTGATTGATGGTACTGCTTTAGCTGCTGATGAATTTAAAGCATTGGAAGCAGTTATTAATCAAGCCGCTGCTGCAATTGATAGATTAAATGCTGCTGGTTCTAGATCAACAAATGAAAGAATTCAAAATTTATTTGATCAACAAAGAGCACCACTAGAAGTAGAGCGTAGAGCGTCTGGCGGTTTTATTCCAGGTTCAGGATCCGGAGACATTGTACCTGCATTATTAGAGCCTGGAGAATTTGTTATTCCAAAAGCAATCGTTCAGAAACTTGGGGTTGATTATTTCAATAAGATGATCGAGGGAGGACAACCGGCGCAGCGTTTCGCGCTCGGTGGAGCTATAAGGAAATATGCTGAAGGTGGGTCTGTTACTGCTGGTGGATTCACAGCAGGATTTGCGACAAGCACAGAAGACAAGGTAATGGTTGGTCAGTTATCTATTTTAATTGGAGCAACAGCAGCATCAAATAAATTACTTGAAAATATTTCTACTGAAGTTACCGGCACAGGCTCAGATACAGTTAGAAATTTAGAATTCTTATATAATATCGTCAATAGCACATCCGAACAAATTCAAAGACCGACACTTGATTCTTTAAATAATGGATTTAGAAAATTATATGATTTAAGTTTTGAATCAAGAAATCTTTTAAAAATTATAGCAGGTGCAGTAGATGAGAACTATTCTAAAGGTGGATTTGCTACTGGCGGATTTGTACCTGGATCAGGGAGCGGCGATATTGTTCCAGCCATGCTTGAGCCTGGAGAATTCGTTATTCCTAAAAAGATTGTTGATAAGTATGGTATTCAGTTTTTTGAAGATTTAAGAAAATCTCAAGGTTTTAAGACTGGCGGTATTGTTGGCTATCAGCGTGGTGGTCCAGTAGATGATCAATTCACGCCTGCATTACTAGATAAGACAAGGAAAGAAACATCATTATCAAAAATATCTAAAACAGAAGAAGCATTGAATCAATTAACAGCAACACTTGAAGCAAATAATCTTTCTTTAGAATTGAATACAAAAGCAACTATTACAAATACAGAAAATTTTCAAAAAATAATAGCTAATGCTGAAAAAACAAAAATTCCATTTAAGAATCCTGAAACAGGAAAAACAGAAGAAAAAATTGCAGAAGTAGAAGCAAAAGCAAAAACAGCGACTCCAGGTAGTGTTGGTGGAAATAATTTTGTTGCCGTTTTAGAAACAGGCCAAAAAATTATTTCTGAATATATTAAGAGCGTAAAAGAAGCAGGTGTTTCAACTAAGAATTTCTTCCTGCAAGCATCAGGTCAAGCTGCTGAAAGATTCTTAAATAAGATAGAAAATATAGGTAAGTCTTTTGAAAAATTATTTAAGGAATCTATTCCTGGTTTATTAACATTTTTCTTAGAAGATGTTGTTGGTGCTAATGCAGAAATATTAGAAAATTATGCAGAAACACGCAGGAATATTGCGAAGACCTATAATAATCAAAGAGCCGACTTAATAGAACAATTAAAGAGAAATGAAATAAGCTACTTTGATTTCTTTGATAAGTTAGAAGATTTACAGAAGCAAAATAAAGACGATGAGATTGATGCAGAAAAAGAAAAGAATCTAGCTATTCAAGAACAATTGTCTAGAAACTTAACGGCAGTGGCGGGAATTACTGGAGAGGTTATTGCTAATTTAGCAGAAACTGTAGCAGATGTTCTAACTGGTATTCCAGCTTTCTTGAATCCTGTTATTGATAATCTAAGTAAAGCAATCGGTGGTTTAGGGGCTGGACTTGGTGAGACCATAGGAGGCCTTGCAGGCGCGGCTGGAGCCATAGGTGGATTTGCATTAGGAGCAGCAGCGCAATTCTTTAGTGCTGTTATTCAAGGGTTTGCAGGTTTGATTCCAGTTATTACGAAAATTCTTACTGCGCCACAGGCGGAATTTGAATCATTCCTTGATTCACTAAGTAAGGTTCCTGAAGAAATTGATAAACAAATAGGTGATATGTCAGGAAGAATTGGTAGAATCGTTGATGTATTGGTAGGAGGAGATGTTCTTAAAAAAGTAGGAGAAAGTTTCGGCGCTGCTATTTCTGCTGTATTTCCTCAAATAGCAACAGGATTTGTTCAAATAATTCCTGAAGCATTACGCGCTGTCGTTCCTATTATTTCTTCTGTTTTTGATGCACTACCTGCTTTAATGCTTTCCGTGTTTTTATCAGGTGGCGGATTAATAAGTGCATTCGTTAATTTGGTTCAAGCAGCGGGTGCAGAATTTTTTGATTTCTTTAAAGATAATCTTCCGAATTTAATTGATGTTTTTATACTTGGCCTGAAGAGTATTTTTGATCCAAGCAATTTTAATGCATTTGCAGATACATTTACTTTGGTTTCAGAAAAATTGAGCGGAACTCTTGCTGCTGCCGGTCCTCAATTTGTTTCAGGACTTGTTCAAGCTGCTCCACAATTGATTACATCACTTGCATCAAGTATTCCAGGAATTATAGATTCAGCAATAGGATCTATTTCTAGTCTTACAACAGGCGAAGATAATCCATTCTTGAAAATTATTGATGGATTTATTAGGGATATTATTGAACAAGCACCTAAATTCATTAAGAAAATTCCTGAACTTCTAAAAGGTGTATTTTCAACCTTACTTGGTGGTGCTGGATTTTTAACAGAAATTAATGATTTAATTGGTGCTGTTGTTGAAACAATTATAACGAATCTTCCTGATGTCGCAGGAACACTGTTTGAAGCTTTCCTTGAAATACTTCCACAGATAGTTGAACAAGCTACTGGATTTATTGGCTCTCTGTTTGCTAAGGGATTTGGAGATGAGTTTATTGGATTATTCCAAGAATTAGGGAAAAGCTTCTCTAGTATTTTTGATACTTTCGGAGATATATTTAGATCACTGTTCTCTGTGTTTAAAGATGGTGGCCTACAGAAAGCAATTAAAACTGTGTTCAGCCTATTCTCTCAATTAGGTAAGATTTTCATTCAGTTGTTGGCTCCAGCTCTTTCTACAGCCGTTTCTTTACTTAATCAAGTATTTGAAGAATTTGCAAAAATATTTGAAGAAGTTATTTCTGATTTAATTTCTGATGGAACATTAGCAGAGTTAGGTGAATTGCTGTTTTCACTCAGTACAGTATTACTTCAGGTTCTAGAGCCTCTGACTCCACTTGTGAAGGAGTTAATGCCAGTCCTGGTACCTTTGCTTACTGCCTTAGTAATAATTGGTCTATTGCCCTTGATAACTGTTTTAGGCACTTTGATATTAATTCTGTACACTGTTAAGTTAGCAATTGAAGCTGTGAATTTTGTTGCAGAAAAATTAGCTGCTGTTGCTGCATTCTTGGCTCCTTATTTTGAAGAAATAAGAACTAAAATAGAACCATTGGTTCTTATACTTCTTGGTTTAACTACTTCATTTGGAAACTTTATTATTATCATGTATGCGGTCGCTCAGGCGATCAAATTCTTCCAGGATAATCAAGAAACCATTAGTGCAGGATTTGATTTGTTTAGAGAATCTATTGACCGGTTTGTAACAGGCTTTGAAACATTGGTTGAAAGATTTTCAACTGCAAAAGATACAATGATTCAAAAACTGGCAGATTTTATTAATGGAATTATAGATTTGATTCCTGGAGCAAGAGAGACTATAGGTAATCTTAATATTCCTGGATTCGCCAAGGGTGGTCTGGTTAAAGGTCCATCTGGAAGAGATGCAGTCACGGCGAATGTAACAGCAGGCGAGTATATTATCAGTAAGGAAGCTGCTGATAAACTTGGTGTCAGTGTTCTAGATTTTATGAACAATCCAAGAAATGTTGATAATATTAAGAATAATTCTAGACTAAGCAAGGACAGTATGGTTAATGATTTCCTTGATGTCTATAATGGAGTAGAAAGAGGTAGAGTTACTCCTCCTTCTCCTTCGCCAGGGTCAGGTTCAGATTTAAATTCATTGAACCAAAACACTAGAGAATTTTATCTTGATAATTTTTATGATGAGCGTTCTGGTCCATCTACTGGTGCTGGTGCCAACAATACAGTCGCACTAGAGAGTGCTTTTGTTTCTGCCATCAATACATCAGGACTCACAGGATATGATGTAAGCGGTGGTAGCAGCAGCGGAGGATTAGGTAGTGGTGGTTCGCAAAAAGTTGAAGTTATTGTGAATTTCAATAATTGTAACTTCTCTTCTGAGGATGCTGCACAAAAAGTCCAAGATACTATTGTTGAACAATTTAGTAATGATCAAGGCGAGTTGGCTCGGATTCTACGTGAGAACTTTGAAAAAGGTAAAAAATAATGCCCATCCTAAACTATGACAGATTGAATCCGATTCTATTAAGTTCAAACAAAGAGCGATTCGTCAAAATTTTATCAACAGATTCGACAGTATTTAATATATCTTCTCTAACAACTAACTTTGCGACACAACCAACATCATGGTTGGATCCGACAGTAAGTGACGCAAATATAGATAGGGATTTAACATTTTCTAATAGATTCGGAATACTGAAAGCCACAATTACCGCATATCCTGTAAATGGATATATAAGATTCGGTAGTTATGGCGGAGACAGTACGACCGATTTTAATTTCCAGTTTAGATTTGGAAAGATGGATATTCTTAATTTATACACTGATTCTTCTGCATCAATTAATTTTGGATTAAACAGCAGACCAGACAGTACAGTATTAGGAAGTTTTTATGCTCAATTAGATTCTCCTTTAGATTCTAAGAGAAGATTTAGAATTTTCTATAATAAAGCAAATAATCCATTAATAGAGTTGTATTCAAAAACAGAATCAACGATCGGTGAATTTGGAGATACGACTTTATTTAAGGAACTTATTTGTGGTACTCCTATACGTCAGATTAGATTTGCTAGGGCAGGCAATAGATTGATCTGCGAATGGAATTATGGAGTAGACTCTAGGGATGTAGATTATACGAATACATTTTGTAAATTATTCAAAAATAAAGTAGATATTTTTATCAATTCATTCCCGCACGCTCTTGGTGGTGGCTCATTAAATAAATTTATTTTTAATTCTAATGGACAAAATATGAGTCCTGACATACACATAAGAGTAGCAACAGTTGATACTATATTTGAGCCAATGGTCCAGATTAATAGATTTGATTCATTACCTGCTGTAACTTTTAATAGAGATTTAAATCCTACAGACTTAAGAATACATAAAATAACTGGCGATACTGTTGAAGGATTTTCGAAACCAAGAGGTCAGACTTCAGATACAAGTGTTATACTTACTGTTCAGGATATTGTTGGTGCTGTGAATAAAATCACTAATATTTCCGGTATTGCTTCATTTGAAAAAACAGACATGTTGAGTGGAAGAACAACTCAGTTTATGTTTGATAATTTATTCAATAAGGCAAAAACAGAAGATCTAAATACTGATTTGTATATTGGTGATGTTTATAGAGAAACAACAAATTATGGAAATACTTATCCAAGTCTTTCCTTAAATAATTCGACAGTTAGATTAGATAAGACATATGCCCTACAAATCTGCAAGCATGGAACATTACAGGAAAGATATGCGTTTGGAACTGATTCAACAAACCTACTGAATACATTCGGTGGCGCAAGCGCATTCTTTAACAGTAAGGCATCTGTTGGACAGAATGATTTACCGCAATATTTATTCAATGATTCTACATATTGGTATGGAAGAGAAGCTAAATTCTCAGTAATTGAACATATGCTCATCACCGCAACTGCTGGAGAAACACCGATCCGTGATGAGTACAAAGTATTTGATAGAGACTCAACAAGTTATTATGTTCTTGAAACTGTATCCGACGGCACAAATTTTAGAGTTCATACTAGAGTATTTAATTTCATAACAAAAACACTTGGATCTAGAGTTGCAGTCAATGCGACTGCTCCGCTTACAATTGTTAATCAAATGTATCAGCCTGACGGTGCGTCACGGACTCTGACTTTTAACTTTGCCACACCCAAGGCAGATATACTTGTGTTTCCAGATAAACACGTTCTGGCGATGAATTGCGATTATCTTAATACCAGTCAATCTCACAGATTTGTGTGTCGTGTTTTCTATGAAAGTTTTGACAGTGGGACTACATGGTCACTTGCTAGGTCTGGTTCTTCATTTAGCTTTATAGAATTCCAGGATGTTCATACATATTCAGAAGATGTTGTATCTTTGAAGATACCTGGAAATGATAAATCTATTTTCACATTCGTTTCTACATCACAAATAACTTCTGGTCATTTTGCTCCTAAATTAAAGATTTATCATACAATGAAAGATAATTATTCAACAAAAGATACATTTACAAATTATCTAAAATATTCAATTCTTAAGAATGATGATACCATATATAGAATTTCTCCATGCTTTGATAATGTTCAAAAGAGATTTACACTTGGACTTGTTGGCCTTAATACAGGAAATGTTGAAATATTGCGTGGTCCATATATGCCAAATGGATCACTTGATAATTTTGAAAGTTTCTTATCTTCAGGTTGGATAAGTGATTTTTATATCTATGCGCCCATTACAATTGGAGTATCAAGAACATTCCATAAGAAAATACATTGCGCTGTTGATAATTTTGGAGATATTGTTGGTGTTCTTCCAGGAACATTAGATGCAACATCATTTGGATTATTAAGAACAAATTTCAACAAAACCCAATTTGAATTAATGGGAAGATTTCTTCAGTGTTCTAGAAAGGCAGCTTCTTCAAAGGCAAGATATATTGGTAATTCAACAGTAGATTCGGATGATAATATATTACTGACAACATCAGCTGAAGGATCAAGTTCTATTCAAACTTATTTTACAATAATGAAATATGGTCTTTCTTCTAATGAGCCAACAGAACTAGATTTTGATGAGGGATTTTTGTATCCTCAGGAATTAAATGTTTTAGGTGGTAGTGTTTCTGTTGATTCAACTATCGCTGGTGCATTAATTAATGTTTCAACAGATTATGCGATTCAAAGCGATGGAGAGAAAAGATATTTAGATAGACCTTATAATGTGTATGTAGGAATAGGTGCTGTATATCGTGGTGGGTTTAAATCTGAATGGAGAATGTTTAATGAACCTATTTATACAGATACAACCAATGCCGGTGGAGCAATAAGCTTCTATTTAGAAGGAAGGAAATTAGCTGCTGCCTCATGGGAACAATCAGCAATTGCTGTCGGTTGGGATATAACATCTATATGGGCTTATGATAGAAATACAAATGCAAGATTAGGAAAAGCACTTGTTGATCCTAAAAAATTAAGAAAGTACAGATATGTTGTTGAAAGAACAACAGATAATTCATACCATGGCCAAATTTATTCTGAGAATTTAGATTTATCAGATAATAAAAAAATTGTTTGGGATAAAAAATTAGATTTCGTAAGTCCATTTACAGATGTTGGCGCCATCGTGAATACAATTGTGATTGGAACTGGAGCAGTAACGCCATTCCATGTTCAGTATTTATTTGCATCAAGAACTCTTGCTCCAACACAGACAACAAGAAGATCTAGATTATTGCACCCTGGTGAAGGAATAACAAATAGATCTACAGAAACAGACAAAGAATATTATAATGGTTTTACATGTCATCCTAATGATTCGAATAATCATGATAATAATATTGTGTGTGCATGGAAGGGTTTCGAAGGAGAAAAAAATGATAAGTTTACTTTCGAAATCGATTCAGCAACACATGTATCAACAATTCTAGAAAAAGAACCTTTTAAAGTTTGGAGATCTGTTTCTGATTCTACAACATCTGTTATAGTAATGGATGCAACAGATAATGGAATATATACATTATCAGCCAATATGGTTGTTTTTAGAAACGCTAATTTTAGAAGATGTTTTGTTGAAGCAGCAAATCAGTCTATGGCGAATGCTGTCACTCCAGCTTTATATTCTAAGGAAATATTCTTTGATGATGATGAAGGTGTTATAGATGCAGAATTACATTCAACAACTGGATATTTAGCTGATACGTATTCAACAACTTTATCATTTAATGATCCAAATAAGTCTTGGCGTCCTGGTGAACATGCAGGAAAATTTATTCAGTTTGAACAATGCAGATATGAGTCAGTTAATTATAAGCATGTTGTCTTTAAAATATTAGACAATGACGAAAAGAATATAACTTTCTATATCGGAAACAGGCTTATAGATTTAACTGCTGGAATGAGATATTTAATATATGACGGTAACCTGAGTGTAAGAATAAATCCTACATCTCCTTATTCATACTGGAGAATAAGAATTCCTGAAGCGCAATCAGGTAATGGTCCATTAATTGGAGATGAAACTGCACAAGGTAGAATATTTTATGAAAAGTACAGAGAGATTGGTGAGTTTGATATAGGAAGGATTACTCACCTAGAAGATGATATAGATTCAGATTCAGATATTGCTCTTTTATCTAGCCAGCAAAAGGTTAATTTTGAGAACCTAAGTTCTATTTCATTTGAGACGTCAAGAGTTAGGAAATCCAAGAAATTTAAGTACACGACTACGAATCCTATACAGGCTCAGAAATTAAGAAATATGTTTGTTGAATTATATGGATCAAATAAGACACTTTGGATGTTTGATGATCAAGAAGATAATCCTAGAGAATTTATGTTATGTAGAATAATTAATGAACCTGATTTTGAAAGAACAAACGATGGCATCCATACTATCTCTTTGGATGTTGAGGAGATTAACTAATGCCTATATGCAATTTTTTTGATGGCGGATTTATGAGGCCAGTTAATATTAATCCAAAGAGTATTGGATCTAATAAAACTTCTAAAGTTGTGAAAACATTTTCGTTGGATCAGGACAATACCACATACATTAGTGGTTTAAAGCCGATCATATTAGATCAAAGAGAAATTAATCATCTTGACTCAGAAAATCCTAGATTAATTGTTTATCTTGATTCTACAACACCATGGTTTCAGGGTGGTCCTAGATTTATAGAGCCAAGCGTAGACGATTATCAACCTTTATTAGGTATTGAATATCCTGAGGCAGGCAGATTAACTATTGGTTCAAGTCACTCTGCTCAAGAGATTGGTCATCAGAATATTCAACCTCAAACACCACATTTTATTTATAAGGAAGTTGGAGAAGGAGCATTAGGTAGTTATTTAGGTAGAGATAGATTTGATAATTATATGACTGAAGTATTAAGAGATTTTGGTGGAAAATTCAATTGGTACTCAGGAGACAGAAATGCAGCCAGTGCTCCAAATACTTTTGGGCATGGAGACTTGTGTGCTACACCAACAGGATTAAGTCTGTGTTTCAATTCTATTTATGGACCTGATGCAACTACATTCACCGCAACACTCTGGCATTCCAGATTTGTTGATACAGATGGAACATTTGGTAATCCAGTTATGGTTGAAGAAAATATAAATGCATTATTCGGTCCTACTTTAAGAAATTCTAAACATAATCCAAAAATGATATATGTTGATAAATTAGGATTACTTATTGGATATGTTAAGATTGGAGCATATGATTTAAATAATACGACTTTTGATTATTTTATTCATTTTAAATTATCTAAAGATAATGGAGTTACTTGGTCAGATTATTCTGAAGTTAAAATTCCATTTAACTCATACAGTAATCCTGTGTCTGGTAGAACACATGGTTCTATAACATTTCCTATAAATTTCAATATGGTTTATGCAGAAAATAAGATTGTTTGTTTTTGTGGATTTACAACAAACACAGCAGAATCTAATACACCTACGAGATCAGGAACTGTATTTTATTCTGAAGACTTAGGAAGAACATTTAAGACAAGCGAAATAGATTTCAATGTTTTAATACAAAGACATATGAATAATTATACATGGACAATACAAGACTCATGTTTAACATATGATCCTAAGAATTCAAAATTTTTCGTGTTCAATATGGTCAGGCTTTCTCCAACTGGATCAAACAGATACTCTCCAACAGTAATGATTGTAATGAATAATTTATCTAATGAATTAAAAAATTGGGATGTTTGTTTGATGCAGAACATGTCTGCCACAAATGTTATTGGAGATGGAGCAACAGACAATACTCCAACCTATGCTTTTTCGTTAGCTGATAGAGTTGCAACAGGATATCCAACAACAAATTTCCTGCAGAGATTGGTTCCTTTTACAGATTCTAATAATATTACTTATTTGATTGCGAATGGTGGCATGATGTATAGGAATACTAATGTTGATTTAAGCACTAACTCTTTCGATGAATATGCAGACTTTTCTGTTAGCAACCAACTAGGAAAATTTAGTTGGATACCAAATCCTTTTATGATTCCAATTGAGATGAAAAAAGTTACAGATTCTTATTTATCTCAATTTAAATTTGCAAATTCTCCATGGAGAGCTAGAAAACTAATTGGCCCTTCACATGGACATAAAAGAACATTTTCAGGAAGAAGATATAATTTATCTTCTCTTTCGCACCACTATGATTCTATTATTGGAGATTACAGCGAAGTTCAATATAATGATACAACTGCCTTAGATTGGCAGTATCCAAGAAATAATTTCTTTATTGTTGCTGCAACAGAATACAAGAATTCTTACTTTATGCTTGGAATGAAAATTATCCAAGGTATAGTTCCTTCTCTCGCATCAACCATTAACGACTGCATTGATTATCATATTCCAGTTTTGATTCATAGACCTGGATGGTCTAATCTTAATATTAAGCCAAGAAAAATAAATTATTTGACTCCCGCTAGGTATCCTGATTCAACTTATGTAGGATGGGAAGCTGATGCGGGAGCGCCAACAAGTAATACAGTAAGAACAATTTTCCCAACTAAAAAATATTGGGAAATACAATTTATGAGAGCAGATGGTGTTGCATTAGGAAGTTTTGGATGCGATTTGAAACATCAAGGAAATACTGCAAACACATTTAAAGGAAATCGTGGATGCCAACACGATGTAGATTCAACTAGAGGAATGTTCTCACATTTTATATGCTCTCTAGATTCTGTTTTTTATAGAGATATAACAAGCATGGTTCATTATTCATGCTTGGCTCAGACTGCTGTTGGGAATACAAATAAAACAGGAGTTCAAATTTTATTAGGTAAGGATCATATAGGTATTAGATCTTCTGGTTCTGTAGATCAGAATATGTATAGAGCTATTGCAGGATGGGATGCAACAAGAAATATTGAATTTTTAGTAACTCTAAATCGTTTTCGTACTTTAGATAATACGCACGCACACAGAGTGTTTGCAAAATACGAAAACAATAGAGATTGGACAATGTTATATTATAATCTTTGTACTGCTGGAACTGCTGCATTTATTGCAGATACAGGAATTAAAATTGGGAATATGTGGAGATGGCCTTCATCTATTACTGGTGATGCAACGAATGCTGTGTTTTTCAAATATCATTCTGAGGGATGGTCTTCATTAGGAATGAATACTCTAATCACAAACAGCCTATTGGGTCTGAGAACTGACGCAGTATTGCCCCAGCCTTGCCTACCGACCGATACCTATTTGCCGAATGGAGCGAGAATCGCGTGGTCTGGGAACGATGCTACAGCCAATACTGTGTTTGAGTTTAATTCGTTACAACAAAAGAACAGTCCAAGTAAGCTGATGGATATAAGACCTTCTATTTCTTGGGAAAGTTATGATGCAACAACCCCGCAAGTTATCACTATAGACTTCGGACAAAATGTAGCTTTTAATTCTGTTGCGCTTTATAATCATAATATCAATGGAATGAAGTTACATTATGCACCAAGCCAAGATAATGCTCCTATGTATCCTGATTACACTGCATTTATGATATATAGATATGATCAGGCACTTACTGAAGATACAACAAGTCAAGGATTTTTTGTTGATTTTCTATCTTCAATTGTTGATCGTAATACATTATTAGTTTATGATTCTAACTTTTTAAGTTATGTTCGTAATAGAGGTATAGTTGGAAAAGATTTATATATTTATACTGATAATTATGGTTACTATTTATCAATGAGATGCACTGCGTGCCAGTGGTTTGATGATGCTTCAGCTATGATGACTTTCAAATTTTTTGATAAAGATTACTTTGGAGTTATGACAGGAAATAGATTTTTTGAGTCAGGTATGTTAATTGGAGAAAATGTATATGTCCAAGAGAATAAACATTTGTTTGTTCTTCCTAAAACAATAGTCGCAAGACATATATTAATAGATATGACTTCAGCAGATATACTTCCAGGTTCTAGCCCTGCTGGAATAGCATCTGCAAATAGAGATCCACCGTATGATGGATTTGCTAGAATAGGCAGTATTTCGTTTGGTATTTTTGAAGAGGCAGAGAATCCATTACAAAATGGTTTTTCTTATACGCAAAGAAGTCCAACTGTGCTTCAGCAAAAATTATCAGGAAGAGGCGTACCTATTCAGCTATCAAATAATAAAGATATTAAGTCTTTCAATATTCAATACAGTGCTTCAGAAGTAGGACACAGAAAACAATTTGGACAAATACAGAATCTATTAAAGAATATTTCTTTAACTAAAGATGTATTCTATTTTATCCCTCAAGATTTAAATATCAAAAAAGATCCTAATAATAAAGGACAATTTAATGAATCGTCATTACTGAATGTTTATGGAATTAAAAAAATGACAACAGATTTCTATATGGTTAGAGTATCCTCTAGTAATGTTAATCTTAAGAGAGATGGTCTTCTTGGATCTGTTTCTTTGAATCTTGAAGAGGTGCTCTGATGGGTATCACAAATAAATTAATTCCATTATTAGAAATAGATTTAGGAACAAAGAAATTATTTTATTCTTCACAGGCGATGAAGATAAAAGAAAATGAACAAATAATACAATACGATGGCAAACTAAGAAGTGAAGGTGGTGTTACTAAATCATTCAGTATTTATGATTTTAAAGCATCTGTTTCAGTTGCCAGCAATATTTCAATGGTAAACTCAGACAGAATACAAGATCATATTAATTTACATCCAGAAAGTTTTACAGGAATAACACTTAAATATCTTCGTGGTGGTCCATTAGAAGATATGACATGTAAATTTTTAGAAATAAATGGAATTGCTTCTTCTCCTAAGTGGGATAAACTTAATTTCAATATGTCTATTAAAGATTCTCAAAAATTATATTTTAAGAGTGTTCCTTCTGTTATTTTTGATGAAAATACATTTCAGTCATCTTTCATATTGACAGACGCAACCTATTACACATCACTTCAACCAATAGGGGATAATTCTATTGTTGGAAGTGGAACAGCAGCAACAGCAGGAAGTAAATCTGTTACTCTTGTGAATAGTATTGGATCTGGAACATTAAATGGAAGACCGAAGAATTTTTGGAAGGGTTCTAGATTAGATGTTATTATGGATACAAGACCTTCAGATCACACTAATAATGCATCTGGTCAATTTGCTGTTGTTGTGAAAAGTGAAGGGCCGCTTATTTACTTCAATTCTGTTTTAGAGAAATACTTAATAAGAGCAGATGAAACTGCTTTAAGTATTATCAACAATACTCTTACAACAGATGATTTTACATATAATCTTAATGGTTCTATCACTATGAGATTAATTAAAAATCCTGTACCACAGAATGCAGAATCTGTTGGCTCACCAGTCCCAATTATTTATGGTGCTCCAGAAAGAGTTCCAATGATTTGGGCTATTGGGCAAAAGTCCACTAGAACAAATTCTTTCGGTGTAGGAGACGATGTTTATCTTTTTGCATGCCATCCATGTAAGTTAGGTGAAATTCCTGATCCAACTATTATGAATGGAGTTAATGTTGTTGGCGCAGATAATAATGTTTGGAATTATAAAGATTCATACGGTACTGGATACACAGCATATGGATTAGCAACAGCAGGTTCAGGCACAGAAGATTTATTTGAAATTATGGATGCATTAAGAACTGAAGTTTATTGGTCTCTTGAAGATAAAAGAGTTGTTGATGCAAAGATTGCTCCATTAAATAAAAATTGGATACCTAATCCTTTTCCAAAAAGATTTAGAGGCGGAAGTAATAGATCTAATCAGTATTTAGATCACCGCGTGAGATTAGTGAGTCCACTACATAAGGTTGTTAAATTAACATCTCTTAAGGGAGAGATTATTCAGGGAGTTAAATTAAGAGGTGGAGAATTTGATTGGTATGATTTAACAACACCACTAGAACAGAGAGCCCAATATCCAATAAGATATGGTCTCGGTAATTCTAAACTTTATATTTCTGTTGAGGGATGGCAGGATACCATAGATGGATTTTATACTGGTTTTGGTCCTAAAGAAGATTTAGCTCAAGGAACTTTAGGGACCGTAATTACAACAATGGATAAAGTAGAAGATGTAAAAAATACTTCATTAATAAAAAATCCTGCAGACATAATCTTACATTTTTTAATGAATTACACATCAGTTAACTTAAACAAAAATATTATAGATATAGAATCATTTAGAAAATCTAGAATGCTTTTGGATAATTGGAGATTCGACACAGCATTAACAGAAATAGAAAATGGTCAAGACATTATAGATAGATGGTGTAAACAGTGCTGTTCTATTGTTTTTGTCGAAGCAAATAGATTTAAAATGAAAACAATAATTCCATCTAAGATTAAAAATAATCCAAAGTTGTATTTAAGAGAAGACGAGCATATAGTAAAACAAGAAATGGAATACAATAAGACTGAAGAAGTTTATAATGATTTTATTTTCAAATACTTTTATGATTATCCAACAAATAAATTTAATCGAGTCATTATCAAAAACAAACTTACTGATAGCGTTTGTAGAGAATCCTATGCTAAAAATGGATTCGAAAGAAGTAAGGGTGTTATAGAGTTTAGAGATGTTATAGATGATTACACTGCAAATCAACTTGCTGATATTTATGTAGACATGCATTCGAAGAGAAGAATATTTTTGAATTGCGAAATTGCTTATGTTGATGAAATACTGGATAACCCACTAGAGATTGGAGACTGTGTTTCTGTAACTTCATCATTGGCTCCAGGTGGGTGGGTTGAGCAGAAATGTATTGTTTTGGAAACAAGGTATTCTTACAGTAAGTTAGATCTTAAACTCATGGAGATTTGATGGCTTTGACAAATATTAAAAAGACAAAACTAAAAAGCGATATGAATATAAATCCGCTAGGCCAAGCAAAAAGCAATGAAGAAAAAATCGCAATACTACAAATGATGGTACAGGAATTAGGTAATATTATCAATAACCAAGCGACTCTAATAAAAAGAATGTCTGATAAGCTAGGCCAATCTTTATTTAGATTAGGAAAACTAGAGGATCAGACTCAATTAACTAAAATGAATACAAGAGTCGTAAGAGACAGAGTGCAAGTTCTAATGCACTCATTCGTTGAATTAGGAATTATTGATAAGGATATATTATCGATGACTTTATCAATGATTGAAAATAAAACACTTCCTGTCACGTCAGACGGTAATCTTAAATCAGCAGTTGTGTTAACAAGATACAATAATACGCTACCCGGCATGAAGGTTCCATCTAGATCTGATAAAGCAGCAGAGGGACAATGAAATTAATATCATTCAAAACAGACATACACATAGACGAATCACAGCCGCCATGCGTAAAAGGCAAAAAATACATTATATCTGATGGATTTCTACAACAAATAAAAGATAATTTTTCTGTAGAATCAATAGAGTCCATAACTCCTTTTCCAGTTGATCCATCAAAGAAATACAATGGACAGGATTTAACAGGGAAAAAACTATTGGTTTGGAGAACAGGTGGTATGGGCGACCTGTGCTTCATTACTCCAAATCTTAGATACATTAAGGAAACTTTTAAAGATTCTAAAATCATTTTCGGTTGTGGTCCGAGATTTAAATATGGAATGATGAATCATCCATTCATTGATGAATTGGTTGGGCTGCCAATTGATTATGAACTTTTATTATCTGCAGATTACTACTTGATGTTTGAAGGTATTATAGAATCAAATGAAGAAGCGCATCACATGAACGCTTATGATTTATTTGAAAAGGCATTTGGATTTCAAAATAAAATTGAAAAAGATAAAAAGATTCCTGTATTAGGCTTGAGCGCAGAACACGAGAAAAAACACAGAGTATTATTAGCAGACTTCTTAAATAAATTCCCAACGCAAAGCCAACAGAATCCATTGGTCGTAGGTATTGGATTAAGGGCATCACATATCATCAGAACCATACCGCCCGGCATTATTGATTATATGATTAAGATTCTATTATCTAATGGATGTGCGGTGAGTCTGTTAGGTGGGCAGGACGACTATGAGGTTGTTCAGTCTTTACCTTCAGCAATGGATAAAAGAGTTTTTCATGCGTATAAATATTCTGAAGATTACAGAGATACCATCTCACATATTTCTATGATCGACGGAGTAATTGGTCCTGACAGTTCATGCGTTCATATCGCAGCAGCATTTGAAAAACCTGTTGTAGGAGTATATGGGGCATTCCCTTCTAAATTAAGAATGCCTTTCTACAAAAACGCTTCTGGTTTTGATGTTAAGATTGCATGTGGTCCTTGTTTCCTTCATGGAATAGAGACATGTGATTATTCTAATGTTCAAACCAAAGAACCTTTCTGTATGTATACTCACAGACCAGAAGTTATTGTTGAAGAAATGCTTACCATACTAAACGCTAAGAGTAATGCACCAAACCAACCCAAAAATAATCCACTTCAAATGGCCTGAATTTGGTTCAGTTTAATCCTAAAGCTAAAAACACAGGTAGCCTTGGGTTACCAATTTAGGCTGATCTAGGACCAAGTATGGAGACTAGATTTGATTTACATATTTTTAAACAACATAGAACGCTGGAGAAGCAGAAGATGTTTCTCCAGCGTTTATTTCATTTAGAAGTTAGAAAGATAAGAAGTTGAAGAGATACTAAATTGAAAACAAAACTTTTAAAAGTGCTATAGTAACTTTGAAAAGTGGTGGTTTGAAAAACAATTAAAAGAAAAGTATTTTAAAAAGGTAAAAGGAGAAAATTTTAATTTTCGTTGGGGGGTATATAAGGGGGGGAGGTAGAGGAGGGGGGGAGAAAAAGGGGGGAGGAAAAAGGAAAACTTTTTAAATACGAACAGAGGTTATTATCTATGGACAACAATAGTGAAGAGCTTCAACGCCTTGGTTCAGCTATAACAATAATTGGAATTATGTATGGAGGAGATCGAAGGAATACTAAATCAGGAAAGAGAGTAAAGATTAATGAATGCAATTGGTGTTCAAAGTGGGTTGGGGAATTGTATGATGATGGATTCTGTTTCAAATGTCATTATAGAATGCAGAAAAGATTTCTTGTGAAGCATTATTTGAGAAAGAGTCAAAAACAGATGGATGAAGATATTGCTCTGTCTGATCATGTTGTGAATATGATTTTAAGGAGAACGGAATGGTCAAGAAACTGAAAACTAAGAAAGAAGAAAACATAGAGAACCAACCACGCACAGAATCGTTTACTCCAGATCCTAAAAAAGGACTTGATGCTCAGAAATTTTTAGATTATGTTTTGAAAATTGTAAATATGATGATGAATGATGCTTTGATGGGCATTAAGAGAGACATTCATGATATTAAAATTAACCAGAAAATTTTAAAGAATAGAATAATGGATTTAGAATTAGAATATCAATCTCTTGGTATGGCTTTAGGTCATCTAGGTATTGTTGAAATTAACACACTCAACAAAACAAAGAATATGATTAGAGAGAAATTGAGTATTGTCGGAAAGAAGGGGATACGAGGAAGGGTGGATGTTTCAAGATACAACATCAAGCCTGTCTCTGATGATCTAAAGATAAAACTTGAAACAAAACAGGAACATAAACAATGAAAATAGCGACAGCAACAAAAGATTACATCTTTAGTGTCGGAGGAAATGTTTTAAAGAAATTTGAAAAGAATCATTCTTATGTGATGTCTGAACTCCTCATGAAAGACATCATGGCAACAGCAGGAACAATGCTGTTCGGAATGATAAGAGATCTAGATTCAAAAACTTATAAGAAGTATAATGGGGAATCTCTTGATGGTAAGACGATTACCATTTGGAGAACCGGAGGCATGGGAGACTTGTGTTTCATCACTCCTTACCTCAAAAAGATCAAAGAAATTTATCCAACATCTAAGATTATATTTGGATGCGGAGCCCAATACGCAGAAGTTATGTGTGATCATAAGTACATTGATGAGTTTCATAATCTTCCCATGGATACGGAGATTATGTCTAGGTCTGATTTCCACCTCATGTTTGAGGGGATCATAGAGGCCAACTCAGAAGCTACAAAAAAGAATGCATACGACCTATTCGGCGAATACTTTTGTATCCAGCTTGAAGACCATGAAAAGGTTCCTAATCTTACTGTTGTAGAAGACAGCTTGAAATATTTTCAAGAACTTGAGAAAAAGTACATAAAGGATCCACAGCCAATTAAGATTGGTATTCACTTAAAGACTTCATCTAAGATAAGAAATGTTCCTATTTTTATCTGGACAAAGTTGATTAATGAAATGTTTGAGATGTGGCCTAATGTCTGTATCTATTTATTAGGTAGTCATGAAGATGCTGATGTTGGAAATAAGATCTCTTATGGAGAAAAGGCAGTTGGAAAAGTTCTTCCGTTTTTTGCTTTGACCCGTAATTTCAGAGATTCTATTGCTGCAATATCTGAGATGAATTTAATTATTGGTGGAGACAGTTCTGGCCTTCATACTGCCGCTGCTTTCGGTAAGCCGATGGTAGGTTTGTTTGGTGCTTTTCAATCTAAGTTAAGATTAGCTACATATCAGAACGCCATAGGTATGGATTCAAAAATAAGATGTTCTCCGTGTTTTCTGCACGGTAATGAACCTTGTGATAATTCTGATCTTGAAGGTGAATCATATTGTATGAAGATTTTTGATACTCAAGATATTATTAGTGAGGTTGGAACTCTTTTATGCATTAATGAAAAAATTGATTTGAATTTGTTGCCTGCGAAGTCTGTTATGATGGCTTTGTCTTTCTATAAAGAAAAAAACAAGGAGAAGCAAACTAATGAGGCATGATATTTGTGAAATAAAGAAATGTTTTAATCGCTTTGCTCCACTTATCCAAGGTAAGATTTTGATTATTGGTGGAGAGAAAGATGATATTAATCCAGGTGAGTTTTATGGTATTCCTGAAGGTTCAGCATCTTTTGATTTCAGAGATATTATGTCTAGTTTTGAGAATATTGATAAAGACCCTCAATATGATCTTGTTATCATTTGTGTGTTTGAGGATTACAAAGAAAAGAAAGACAACTATGAATTTATCAATTTAATGCACGATGCTTTTTCTCATGTTAAGTCGAATGGTCATCTTATTATTTACGGACTTCATAAATTTTATACATCTGGTGATGCGTATAAGGGTTCTACACCACATGAAGTTATTTTGAGTTTGAAACATATCAGTGGTATTAATATTGAAATTCTTGATTTTGAAAGTTTTGGTCATGATGGCTCTTATTTATCTATTGATAAGAATACAACTGAATATGCTTACCAAATGATTATTAAGAGATCTAATGATTTGTTTGGTAAGAGAAATTTGGAAGATGACCCTGGCGAGATGATGTCACTTGATGACTGAAAAAATTATAATTCCAAGACACCTGAATGATGTGAATATCTATCATCCATTCCTTGGTTCAAATAAAGAAAGAAAAATAAGGAAGGGATTAATTGATTTGATAATTCCCAATGGGGCTGGACCAAAAGTTTTAAGTAGGTTGTTCTATTCGCTTCTTGATAATTTAGACTACACCATTCAGAGTTCTAATGGGATGATTGGTGGAGTTAGAATGATTATTGTTTCGCAAGGCGAGCATGGTTCAAAAGATTTACTGTATAGTCTTAAACAAACTTATCCTGATACTGTGTTTCCAGTTTTCAGAAAACATAATAGACCTCCACCAGTACCCTATAATGATGGCTTATTCTATTCGGCAAGGATTATGAATCCATTAAGCGAATATATAATGTTTTTAGATGACGATATGGTTATGTTGAAAAAAGGAATGATTCAACTAGAGAAAGAACATTTGGAGAAATATAAATTTGATAATGTAGCAACAGAACATTGTTTTTTTGGAAGCAAAGATGATTTAAAAGAAAACGGTGAAGCAAAAGATTTCGGAATGGGTAGTTTTTTCTTTAGAAGAAAATTGTTTGAGAAGATTGGATACCTTGATGAGTACTTCCACTTCCATTGCTCTGATACCGACTACAATAAGCGCATTAGAATGTATGGTGGTAAAATAGCCATCGTGCCTGAAACTCGCTCATATATGTTTCACGAGCATCAGCAGGGGACCCATAACTTTTACAAGGGTAACCATCAGAAGGTTATAGACAATGATTGGGTCCTTTTTAGGAAGAAGTGGAACCACACCACTAATCATTCTCCAGATGTGTTCAGTGATGAGTGTGAAGAATGTTTTGATATAAAGGTAACTCAATTACCTTTAGGTAGAACAAAGTATCCTGAAGAGAGTAAACTTATTTCATTTGAGGAAATTGAATGAGTGATTTTGATTTAGAAAAAAGTGATTTGGTTGAAATTTCTAAAAATTGTGAAGAGTTTTCTAAAGTTGTTCCAATAGAAAGATTATCTTTTGAATATAATATTAAGTCTAGATATAATGAAATATGGAATACAACTACAGAACCTAACTGGATGGTTGTAAGTCCATATTATAGAAATATGGCTGCTCTTGTTAAGTTGTATGGAAGAAAAAATATTCTTGAACTAGGAACACAGGTGGGTGCTGGTGCTGTTTCATTGGCTGAATATTCTGATAGAGTAACGACAGTCGATTTAACTTTAAGAAATGTTGCTCCTTCTGTTTTTAGGCATCCAAGAATAGAATTTAGAAAAGTTCCTGGAGATTATGATGTTTTAAATTTGGATTTTGAAAAATTTGATTTAATATTTATAGATATAGATCATTCTGGTGAAGTTGAAATGATGCTTCATAAAAAATTAGAAAGATGTTATAAAGGAATTGTTTTGTGGGATGATGTTAGATTTAGTCCTGGAATGGAAAATGTCTGGAATGCAGTTAAACAAGAAAAGATAGAATTAAGACACTGGCATGAAGGAGGATCATTTGGAATTGTTAGATATGACGGTATAGTAAGGAGCCCAAATGAATGAGCCAATGGTTTCTGTTGTTGTTCCAACATATAATAGGAAAGATTGGATTGTTCAGTGTTTAAATTCTATATTTCTTCAAACATATAAAAATATACAGATAATTATTGTTGATGATGGATCAACAGACGATACACGTTCTGTTGTGAAAGATTCAATAAAGAAACAAAAGACTGTAGGTGATGTGAATTATAAATATTTTCAATTTAATTCTAATCATGGAATACCTAATACTCTTAATATGGGATACAGTTTGTGTGATGGGGAATTTATTTGTCAGTTAAGTTCTGATGATACATGGAAATTCAAGAAGATAGAAAATCAAGTTGAAATTATGAAAGATAAAACAATTGGCATGATCTATAGCAATTATTGGTTTTGTGATTATACAGAACACCCATTCCCTAAAATGTGGGAAGCTAATGTTTTTAATAATGAGTCTAGAGTTGAAATGTTTAAAAGGATGATTAATGATTGCTTTATGAATGCTTGTACTTTTCTTATGAGACGTGAATTTAAAAAAGAAATAGGTCAATATCCATTAAGAAAAGAATTTGAATGGAATCAAGATTTGTGGTTTAACTTTCAAGCAATAATGAATACAAAATGGAAATTACATTATATGAATGAAGCAACAGCGAATATAACAATTCATAATGGTCAAGCATCTAAGCAAGGAAAATGCGGCCTCGGAAACAATATTCTTATTCCAGAAATGATTTTACAAGCCAAAGAAAAAGGATGGATTCTGTGACAGATAAAAGAGAAAATATTTGCGCTATTCTTATGTTGAAGAATGAAAATAGGTATGTTCTTAATGAGGATGGTTCTAAACCTCAGTATACAATGCTTGAACAGGTCATCAGGAGATTAAAATCAATAGTTGAAGAAGTCTATATTGTTGATAATGGATCTACTGATGGAAGTAGAGAAGTGTATGATAGATATAAAGATGTTTTGATAAAATATATAGTCTATAATGATCCTGATCTTCCTTTTGATGATGTTAGAGATAGAAAAATTTTATTTGAAAAAGCAAAAGAAAGAGGAATGAAGTGGATGCTTGTTGTTGATGGTGATGAAGTTTATGAGGATAAAGCAACAGAATGGATACATGAATTTTGTCAGCAAGATCCTCACGCCCACCTGAATGCTAAATTTCATTATATTAATATCTGGAGAGGTAGAAAAAAATACAGAGTGGATGCGTGGCATAACTCATGGTTCGCTAGACTCTACAGTATACATAATCTTGTTTTGTTTGGTGATCCATTACATAGCTATCATTTTAGATATGCCCTAGGTAATGGAATGTCTCTAGGCCAACAGGTTGAGGCTCCAGTTAAATGTCTTCATTATGGTTGGGCTGATTGGGATCATAGAGTTAAAAAGACTGAAAGATATATGAGAAGAGATATGGAGCTTACTGGTATTTCTTATAGTCAAGCTCAAGAAAAATATTCTCAAGATACTAATGAGAGAGGTATACGGTTAAGAGATGCTGATCCTAATTGGGCTTCTGAGTTTAGGAATGGAGTTATTGATTATTGAAATATTCTTATATTCTTCCAATTAGGAATAGGGCCGATTTATTAAGAAGAGGCTTACAGTCTTATGATTGTATGGATTACGATAAAGATAATTTTGAAGTTGTTATTGCTGACTATATGTCTGAAGATAATATAAAGGGAGTTATTAATGAATTTAGAGGAAGATTGAATATTAAATATCTATGTATTGATCCAAGAAGATATGTTTATCATAAAGTTGGTTTTCATAAAGGAAATTGTAATCCTGCTTTAGCACAGAATGTTGCTGTGGTCGAAGCAGATGGAGAGTTTATTATTATGACATCTCCTGAAATTTTACAATGGAAAGGAAATCTAAAAAATTTAGATATGGTCGAAGGATTGAAAGATAAATTTCTTTACGGAAAAGTTATTGAAAAATCAGAGAAAGAATTTTTTAATACTGTGAATCATTTTGATATTATGAATACAATGGATTCACCACAGGTTCTGTGCGACTGGGAAAAGGTGTTAAAGTCTGTAACGCTTTATTTCATAGGCGTCATGGCGAAAAGCAAGTTCATCAAGTATGGTGGTATAGATGAGAAATACATGTGCGCGATCGCATACGATGATGAGGATTTTGGTAAAAGAATGGAAAAATGTCCTGATTTAGAATTAGTTTTTGATAAAAATGTTTTTGGTGTTCATTTAACTCATGACAGATCTTATCAGGAATATTCTGTTATTGAACCGAATTTAAATTATCTAAATAGTAAGGAAAAAGATGGAATTCAAAACCATCTAGTAGCAAATAAAAACATAAAACTAGGCGACCCCGAGGTCTTAATAGAGAGATCTCAAATGTGGCGGTATTAAATGACGACAAGTAATGATGAAGGAAAAAAGAACGTTTATTCAACTATGAAGATATTTTCTCATAAAGATGTTATTGAGAAAATGAACGACGGTAAAGTTGTTTCTCCTTTACTTATCCAGCTTATGTGGCAGAATCTTTGTAATCATGATTGTGAATTTTGTTCGTATAGAAGAAGTGGTAATAAGAATAATGAGATGTTTAATGATAGGCAATTTATTTCTAGAGAAAAAATGCTAGAATTATTAAGTGATTTCAAGGATATTGGTGTTAAGGCAATTGAAATAACTGGCGGTGGAGAGCCAACAATATATCCTTATTTTGAAGAAGGCGTTACGAAGATGGTTGAAAATGGATTTGATATCGGAATTGTAAGTAATGGTTCTAATTTTAAAGAAGAGTGGATGAAAATTATGTCACCAAATTTATTATGGGCTAGAATTTCAATTGATTCAGGTAGAGTTGAAGATTATATGAGAGTTAGAAATGTTACAGAAAAACACTGGGAAAGAGCATGGAAGTCTGTTTATAATTTAAGAAAGAATGGTTCTCATCCTGAGTTTACTCTTGGTGTTGGGTATGTGGTGACATGGGATAATTATTTGGGAATAAAAGAAGGTATTCGTTTGGCAAAAGAAAATGGTGCTCATAATGTTAGAGTCTCTGCTGCATTTACTGAAAAGTTTTTGAATTATTATGGATTAGGTAAAGTAGGAAATAATACTTCTGATGTTATTAAGAAGGCATCTGATGCGGCAAATGAAGCAATAGCTTTGTATCAAGATGATAATTTTAAGGTATTCAATTTGTTTGATGAGAGAATTCAGAATATGGTTGAAGGAAAACAAGATTATGATTTTTGTATGTCTAAAGAAGTTGTGTGTGTTGTTGGTGGAGATTCAAAAGTTTATACATGCTGCTCTTTGGCATTTAATCCACGTGGTCTCGTGGGTGATATAATGGATCAATCATTTAAGAAGATGTGGTTTTCTGAAGAAAATGAAATGTTTTTAAGAGCACATGATCCAAGAAGTATATGTAATGTGATGTGTTTGTATGAGACTAGAAATAAGCAATTTCTTAAGGATAGAGACCGTAACCCTGATGAAGTTCTGGGTGGTGTTGTTCCTAAGCATAAGAATTTTATTTGAGTGCTTCGGTATTCCTCATGGTGGTATTATTAGTTTTAGAGAGGAAAAATTATGACTAATGTAGTTCTAGAAATAGGTAATGTTATGTCTAGAATAGTAGGCGGATTACATGATGAAGCAATAGATGAAATTAAAATGTCATGTTCATTTTTGGAAGAAGTTGCCGGTGCTGGTGGAAGAAAAACAAAACAATGGCATTCTTTATATAATTCTTTTAATAATGAATTTCCTACAGGATTACACAGAAGAGTCTGTAATACCTTAAAAGGTCTTGAATATAAGGTTAAGATAAGAGATATTAGAACTAAAGTAGACATAGATGTAGATTCCATTATAAAAAGAATGGAAGAATTTGGTTTGGCATTACGTGATTATCAAATAGAGGGTGGGCTTGCAGGCTTAGAGCAATCTCACGGTTTATACAATTGGTCAACAGGTGCTGGAAAAACTGTATTATTCATTTTTCTACTTGTTGCGTATGATTTACCAACGCTCATCCTGGTTAATAGAAAAGAATTGATGGAGCAGATAGCTTCAGAAATTTCCTCAATAACTGGAAGATCAGTTGGTATGATTGGGGATGGTATATTTAATCCATCCAAGTGGACTGTTGCTATTGTTAATTCATTAAATAAAGGAATTAATTCTCCATCCATTGGGACCAGGGCTAAATTTTTACATTTCCTAGATAAAATAAGAATGTTTATAGGAGATGAAGTTCACCACCTTGGTGCTAAGTCATGGAAAGACATCGCACGCGCATGTAAGAATGCGTCAGTGCGATTTGGCTTTTCGGGTACATGCTTTCATCCAGATAGTCAAGATATATACTTGGTGGCCTATACCGGGGAGATCATCTCAGATATCTCTCCCTCGTTCCTGATTAAAGATGGTTGGTTGGCTCAGCCCAAAATATACATGCCTCATTTGAAACACTCTGGAATCGGTTTACCGCGACGCATAGGAAGTGATTGGCATGCTGTTCGCAAACATTACATGAGAGAGAATGAGGTTGTTAATGAATCAGGAGTTAGATTTATTAAGAAAATGTATGATTCTAATGTGTCCTGTATTTATTTTACAGGAGAAGATGTAAAATTTGGCGAAAATATTCATAAGATGCTTATAGACTGTGGTGTTCATTATAAAGATATAAAGTTTATGACTGGTAAAGAAACAACTGAAGTAAGAAGAACAGCATTAAAAGATTTTAAAGAGAGAAGAATACAAATCCTTGGTGGGACTAGTATTTATGATGAAGGAATCGATGTACCTCATACAGGAGCAGGAGCTAATTTTGGACAAGGATTTTCAGAAATCAAAACTGTCCAAAGAATCGGGAGAGTTCTTAGGAAGACGAAATCCAAAAATTCAATTGATGTTGATCCAGGAGAAAAACAAATCAAATACTATTGGGACCCATACAATACCTCAAATGCAATTACAGAAAAACATTCAGAATTCAGAAAACAAATTTATGCAAAGCAGTCAGAATTTAGACTCTATGAAAAGGAAGGACCTAAAAGATCACCTACCTGAACCTAGAGAAAAATTTAGCATTAAACTGGATGAAGTCTTAAAAGTTAAGCGTATAATACATAGCCGAGTTAAATATGTTTCAAAGAATGATTTTGATGAAAAGGTCGTGAGCCTCAAAGAGCTTCAGGAAAAAGAAGCAGAACGGATGGAAATAAAATTGAGGACATTAAATAAGTTGGCGATAAAGAATATTATGTTTAAGAACTTTCTGATTGTTTTTAATGAAATATATAAAGAGATGTTTGCTGAAGAGTTTAACTTTAAAAAGAAGAGAATATATTTTAGGTACGACTCTTATGCAGGTTCTAATGTTCCAGTTATTGTGGAGAGTGATATTTCTAGATTGAAAAGTATTTTTAGATTATTTAGTAAACAGACAGAAGATGTATCTATTATGAAAAATGCTTTAGTTGTTTTGATAGATGAGTGGTCAGAATGGGATAGGGCAACACCAGATAATCTTGTTGGGTTTTTAGAGAAATCATCTAAAGATACATCTAAAATAAAGATGATGATATTTAGATTTAAGAATGGAAAGGTTTCTAATTTGAATGGCGCAAAGGTTGTTTTGTCTGAGCGTAAGAGAGTTGAAAATTCTGCAAACCAAAGAAAGTTGTTTGCATCATGAGAAAAGCTAATGGAGATATATTACCAAACGTAAGTGATGATTGTAGATATAATCTCATAGCTCACAAGGTAGAATATTACGAGAAAATAACTAGAGAATGTGATAGATGTGGTGGGACTGGGATTAGAAAAGTTAAAGAAAAAGAAGTTAAATGTAGTTGTAAAAAAAGTTTTGAGTTTATTCTTGAGCTATTGAAATCTAATTTTCCCCCACAACATTTTGATATTTTTCAGAATGAATTATTTAAAAGGAAGATTGTTGAAATAGATACTTCAAATCCTGAAGTGACACATAAGCCAACTTCATTTAATGAAGACTTTATGTACCCATTTTTGAATAATAAATTGTTTATGATTAATAATTCATGTTCTTCTTTGTTTACTGGGAATAACGAAACTGGGAAAACTTATGGAGCGCTTTATATGCTCGCCGACTTTATTAAAAATGGATTCTCAGGCCACTATATTAGATTTAAAAACTATTTGAATTTATTGAATTCTTCTTATTCTGATAAAGAAGATAAGACTGTTCTTAGACAAATAAGAGAAGTTAAATTTCTTATTGTTGATGAATTAGGCAAGGAACACGGTAAGCATGAGTACGCTACATGCGAGCTAGAAGAACTTATAAAAACTAGACAAGACAATTTATCATGTACGTTATTAATCACAAATCTTGATTATAAAGATTTTGTTGATACGTACGGGAATCATGTCAGGAGTGCTTTTAATAAAAATTTCAAAGCTCTATTGTTTCATCCAGATTCTTCATTCAGAACGAAAACGAGAGTTGAATGGCCAAAATCACAAAAACAGAAGTAAGTTCTGTGAAGAAGATAAAAACTTCATTCTCTATGCCTGAAAAATTTAAGAATGAAAAAATAAGTGAAGAGTCTGTTGAATTTTTTAAAGATGTATTAAGTGCAGCATTACGTGATAGAGAATATTGTTTAAAGGTTATAAACACTCAACTTAAACCTACTCATTTTCCTAGAGCGTATTTGCAGTGGTCTTATGGTGTCCTGAAAAAATATATGGATACCCCAAAGTATGGCGGAAAAATTCCTTCGCTTAAAGTATTTAAAGATATGCTGGAGCAGGATAAAGAAGTAGATATAGATAGAAAAGCACCATTTTTTCTAAAGATCAAAGACCTTTTTTCTCGTAATATTCAGAATGAGGAATATAGTTTAGAAGTTATAGATAGGGCAGTTCGTAGGCATGAGTTTAAAGCAATTATGGAAAGTTCAATAAAGCAGTTGGATGAATTTAAAGATCCAACTACAGCAATCAACAGTATAGTAAATCATAGCTTTAAATTATCAAATCAGAAAAAGTTTGAAATAGTTGATTTGTTTTCTGAATACAAAAAGAGACAAAATACAAGATATGAAGTTTCAAAGAATCCAAAGCTATATAAAAGATATTTGTTGAGTTTTTTGCCTAGCTTGCACAATTGTTTGCCGGGTGGATTAATGGCACCGATGATGTTGTCGGTTGCAGCAAAGACAGGTAGAGGAAAATCTATAGCAACCATTACATTCGGTTGGGAAGCAATTACTCAGGGATTTAATGTTACCCATGTGACTTCTGAAAATGAAAATACACAAACAACAGGCAGGTATGATTCTCATATTACTGAATTAAAGTACAATGATATTCAGTTGGCAAAGCTATCTAAGGAAGATAGAATATCGTATTTTAAGAAGTATAAGCAGATAAAAGAAAAACATAAGAATAAGATAATGATTGTTAAGTTTTCACCAAATGAATTTAATGCAGCCTCCATAGGTCAGACTCTAAATCTACTAGAGATGCAAGGCCACAAAACAGACTTCCTCATTGTTGATTCTCCAGATTTAATGCAGTCAGTCAATAGTTCATATAAAGATAAAAGATTACAGCAGGCATCTATTTATTGGGAACTTAAATGCCTTCTTGAAGAGAAAAAAGCTATTGGGGTTGTTACAACACAATTGAATAGAATGTCTAGTGATGATAATCCATTAGCAGAAGATTTATCAGAGTCATATGATAAGTCTAGAATGCTTGATATGATATTGGTATTCTCTCAGAACAAGACTCAGAAGACAAATAAAGAAGCAACCCTAGCTGTGGTAAAGAATCGAGATGGTGATGTTCCATCGGGTTTCATTACTATTCAGACGAACTTTGAACGTATGCGGTTTACGGAAAAACCGCCAGACGATGAACCGACTTCAATTGATACTGCTGAAACCAAAAAAACTGGAAAGGGCGTACGTCTTAAAGTTATACAGGGCGGAGAAAAAGACGCGAACGATCCTCTGAATAAGTTAAGAGATGCAGCCAATAATGATGTTCCTAAAAAAATCAAGAAAAAGGTATTGAAAAAGAAAAATGAGCCGTGAATTTGATATGGAAAAGTTTTTAAATGAATCATTTGAAACAAGAAGGTCTGGTAGTAATATTCTTTTTAATTGTCCTTTTTGTGGGGACGATTCTGGATTTAACTACTGGTTTGATGTGAATAAAGAATGGGTTCATAAAAAAACTTTCCAGAAATACAAAGGCTTAGGGCAGTGCTTCAGATGTGAATCAAGACATAATGTTTTGACATTTATAATGAATTTTAAAAAGTATGATCTAATAAAAACATTAAATTTTTTAAATGGAGATAGATCTCTTAAGACAAAAGATTTACTTGATATATTAAGGAATAAAGATAAAGTTGTAATATCTATAGATGATTTACTAGATTCTTTTTCTTCTAATATGTCTGTTGAATTGCCTAAGAAATCAGTAAGAGAATTACCAAAAAAACTAATAGAATGGTTTACTAAAGTACGATCTTATCCTGAAGAATTATTGGATTTATTAGATGTAAGATATTGTAAATCAACAGAGCAAAAAGATTTTATTTTTCACGATAGAGCTATATTTCCTGTGCAAACCTATGGTGTGCAGGGCTGGCAAGCGTATTTATTTAATCCAGGGGCTGTGAACAGATTAGGAGAGCCATATCCGAAGACTGTTAACCCTCCTGGTACTATTATGCATAGTCTTTTATATCTTTATGAATATTCTAAAAATAATAATTTGATTATTGTGAATGAAGGAATATTTGATTCGTTGAGGGTTATGAGTAGGGGGTTTTATCCTGTCGCTCTGTTTGGGAAAAATTTAAGCCAAACACAGGCGTACTTCTTATCAAAGACGAAAGCTGAAGAAATATGCTTTTGTCTTGACGGTGGATCAAAAGAGGTCATTTCAGCCTTAAAGAATTCCATAAGACTTTTAGATGTATACGATGGAGACATCTCTGTCATGAGACTACCCGACGGTATTGATCCAGATGATGTCAGCGAGTCAGTATTTTTGAAATCCTTTGCAAAACGAAAACTTTTTGTTCAAACACGCGTTATTTTTGATGCAGGGCGCAAAGTCATAGGGTATAATTGGTGAAAAGTGAAGGTGATGCATGAATAAAAAATACAAGGTCGAGTTAATGGGTGACGAACAAGACATAGACTGTTATGGAAATTATGATAAGAATGAAATTAACACTTGCCAAAAGTGTGGACTAAAGTTAGAGTGTTCCTTAACGACAGAAAAAATGAAAAGCGAATCATTAAATATCCATCCTGTCTTTAAGGAAAGTATTACTTCTGGTAAAAAGTTATTAGCACGAAGAGCGGATGTTTCCCAGGCTGTTGTGAAGTTAAAAGAGTTAACAAAACAAACGGAGATTGTAGAAATGAAAACCAAAGAAAAGACTGAAGAGAAGAAGTTGAAGAAGAAGTCTTCCGAAGAAGTTAAGGGAGATGATAAGAAGATTGTTAAGGTTTCTAGTAAGTCTGAGAAGAAGTCTGATGAAGAAAAGCCAAAGAAGAAGGCAAAGGAGAACAAGGATGCCATTAGCGGCACGCATGTTCACAATGCTTTTAAGTCTCTATACGACGGTGTTTCTTCTTTGGGTGAAGCTCAGCAGAAGAACTCTGTAACCAATTTTAAGAATAAGTCAAATGGCAAGATTATGTTTTGTTTTCCTAAGGTGAATTGTAGCGAAGAAACCACTGGCGTGTTCTTGAACCGTTCAGTTGGCTACAAGGGCTTTAAGGATGCAGAGCATGTGGAGGTTTCAAGCGAGAAGAAGTCTGGTAATTTGATTCTTCTTGTTTCTGCTTCCAAGAAGTCTCAGGCCGAAGGTGTTGAGATGGTCAAGAAGTGGGCCAAGGATTTTGAGAAGCACCTTGAGTCTGCTCCTAAGAAGTCTGAAAA